TTAATGGAATGGATATCCTCTACTATTCTTTTTCAACCTTCCGACTTCCGGCAATTTCTCGCTTACCGGAATCCAACCGTCATTTTTCTTCCCATCTTCATATCCTTGCATATAAAATTTTCTTCGGCTGCATTCTCTGCACTTCGGAACATCGCCCATATGAGAACGGATAATGTCTTTTGCCCAACCAACACTTACATAATCATCACACATTCCGAATGATTCAAACTCTATCGCATGATCTTCAATCTCTTCCAAGATCTTCTCTAGTACGTTCATTCCACATTCTCCTTACCCACATATTTCTCCACAATATCTACTGCACAGGTCAAGCCATAAAGATAGCTTTCCAGCTCTTCTGCTGTTTTGCTCGCTCCATGTCTTTTCTTTTCTTCCTTCAGTGTTTCGTAGGCGTCATTTTTCATGGATTCGATTTCTTCCACGATCTTCTCTAATGCGTTCATCACTCCACCTCCAACATCTCTTGATTGTCAAAAATATTGCCAATGACTTCATTTGTGTTCGCTTCGAAAAATAAAGATCTATCTCCATTTATGCAGTATGTTCCATTTAAAAATTCAACGCGATTCAGTTTGTGTCCTAAAAGGTCATTCTCCCAAATCTTCTTACCATTCTTGTCGGTAAGTCCGGTGTACTGGCAGAGGGTGTTTATATCAATCTCATAAAAATCAATGCCAACTACATTCCATTTGTCGCATGCTGTACCTTCATACGGTTTAACGATTATCCCGCCAATAAAATAATGTTTCGGTTCTGGCATTCCATCATCAAATAAATATCCTTCAACCCACCATTCCTCTTTCGGAAGTTCTTTCCAGCTTTTTCTCTTTGCTTTAAAAAGGTCTCTATTCATCTTCTTTTCCTCCGTTCTGTCGCATCTGCTCAATGTAAATATCTGTAGCACACCTTACAATTTCCTGTTTCATCCCATCGTAATCAGTGCCTTTGTAAAAATTCTTGTCGCACGATCTTTTAATCATATACAGGATATCTTCAAATGCTCGCTCTTCCACTTCATTGTCGTATTTCATACACTTTCCATCCTTGTACGCTACACATTTCTCTTTAATACACGGATGTAACACTGGTCTAACAAAATCTCCATTCCCAATAAGCATTGCTTTTACCTCTTCTTTTCCTGTTAAATCTGGACAAAATAAAATCATTGCTCCTCCTCATATTCCGGACACTCCACACAATACTCATATCTGTCCTTATCTACACACTGCATATTGCAAATATCATTTTCTGGGCATTCTATGCAACAATGTTCGTATTTGCATACACATGTGTTTGGTGCTTTGCATTTTCCTATCATGATTATTCCTTTCTCCTTCCAATTACCTTATCTTTCTAAAATCACTTGTTGGTGCGTGGAATAACCGCCCGTCATTGCATTTAATCATTGTCTGCTGTCCGCATGCTGTCGGACGATACTGTTTAACCACTATTCCGCATGGATTGCCTGGATATTCAACGCACATCACTATGTCTCCGACTCTAATTTCTTCCATGCTACTCTCTGTTTTCGCCATTATTCATTCCTCCGTTAAAACAAACTCAATTGTTCTAAGTCATATTCTGTCTTTTTCTTTGCAAACTTCACGCCCTGCCGGCGCATCCTGTTAACTCTATCTTCCCGCTTTAGGCTCGCCATGTAGTTGTTATCAACTTCCGGTGGCGTTGGCAGGTAATATCCCTCTGGGAGTGGCATATTATTCGCTTCGCATATCTCCCGTATATCATGCTTGTAGCTTATAATATGGTTTCTTGTAATATTCATGTTGCATCCATCTGGCCAGAACGGATCGTTGCATCCATATTTTTGTATGTATTTCCAACTCGCTATCTCTCTGACTATGTTATTCACACATTTACTAATGATTTGTTCTGGTGTCTCTTTCATTTTTTCTCAGAAGCCCGGTATACCCTTGCCCCGGCCGGAGGCTGGCTCCTTTCTATTTTTCGCTTATTTTCTTCTTTTCCTCTCCGTGTTTTCCTCATCCATTAATCTTTTTTCCCTATCGCTTCGCCAACTCCCGAACCAGTTCATCATTCCCTTTTTTCGTAAGGCCTTCATTACATGTGCAATCCGGATATACACATCGGAAACAATCCGGATATTTACAGAGCGGCTTTGAAATTTTCGTTCGATTCATTTCCAGTTTTCTCTTGGTCTCCAGCAGATCCGGTACCTGGACCTGTCTTCTGCTGCCCGCTTCCGCAAACCAGATCAATCCCGATCTCTCCAGATATGCCCGAAAACAAATCTCATTTTTCTCAATCTGGAACATAACTTTCATGTACACCCACACCTCATGCACATCCATCCCATCAAATAAAAGTTCCTGTATCCTGGATGCGTATTTCTCGTAACCTTCCACTACTCAATCACTTCCATTTCTCTTATTGAGACTTCATAAGCTGTTCTCTCGCTGTCGCCTTTTACATAAATCCTACTCTGTATCATTCCCATGGTTCTCACTTTTGTTCCGACTGGAAGCTCTGCTGCCAGCCTTGCGTTCGAATACCAGCAAATTGCCGGGAGATAATCACTTTTTCTGTGTTTCCTGTTTACTGCAATTAAAATATCCGGATTTCTTTTCCGAGTGGTGTCTCTCGATAGAGCGGCTGTTTACAGATATATCCAATCAGATCAATTCTGTTTTGATCCGCTTCACCAGCTTCGCTGATTCTTTTTACAAATACATACAATTTCAAATGATTTCTTTCTCCATCCTTTTCATTGTAAGATCTGTATTCTCCAAAGATTGTAATTCTCCCTCCTACATTATCCCGAATCTCCTGCACTATCTGTTCCGGCACCTGAATCGGTATGACATCCATGTTTCCACTTGTCCGCATGACTTCTATAGTTGATTTATAAATCTTTCTTCTATCTGGTGAAGTCAATAAATACTCTGGTGTTTCCATAATTTTTCCTGTGATCTTTACTGTGTTGTTTTCCATCTTTTTTCTCCTATACCATGTACTCTGCCGATATTCGACAGGCTCTCTCCCAAATAACCGGATCCAGACCTTCTTCCTTCACCTTCAGATCATTTATTGTCATATTTTTATCATCGATATAATAATGCGCAAATACTTTTCTTGTGTTATTTCCATATTTCTCGATATTCTCTTTCGTGTTTTCATTGATATAATCAAATCTCAGACCAAATTTTTCGCAAAATTCGACTGCTTCTTCCAGCAATTTTTTCTCTCTGCACGTCCACAGAATAATAATATCCCCTTCCTTTTGTTTCTCCTTTAAAAATTCAAACAAATAGAAATTCGGTGTTCCTATTTTAGGAAATCTTGTTCCTCTGCAAAGCGTTCCGTCAAAATCTACTGCATATACTTTCTTATATTTTTCTGCCATATTACTCCATTTCCAGCCCGCTCAGCGCTTTCAAGATTCTTCCATCCATGTTATCTTCATTTGCCGGTGTTTTTACAGTCAATAACATTCCAGTCTCATTTACCCACAGGACGAAATATCCCATTCCCATAGGTCCTGTCGGAAAGTCTTCATACTCACCTGTTTCGGATAGGCTTACCAATTCCAGAATTTGATCTGGTATGTAACTCATCTCTTTTGTCTCTACATTCTGTAACACTGCCATTCCCCTGTATTTGATTTCTGTATCCTCATACCGGTCTCTGGCTGATAACCATTTCTTGTATTCCCACTCATCCCTTACTTTTAATTCATACTGCTTTTTTCCCTTTTCATAGGCTCTATATACTTCGCCTTCTTCCGGAAGATCCCCTACAAGTTCAATGACTGCTGCCTTATTCTTGCTTGTAAAGTCCTTCTCATATACAAATAATATCCAATAGGCTCCCTGTATGAAGTACATTTCCTCTTTCTTTCCTACAGTGAGTCCTGCACCTTTCCATGCATCCTTCAATATTCTCTTAAATATGCTCGTCTTAATAAACATGATGCTCCTTTCCTCTCCCAGAGTTATCTGGGAGATAATGTGATGGCTTACGACAGGTTTTGTGACGTACCTGCTGTTGTATCTTCACGGCACTTGGCCGGAGATGCTATAAAAATTGGAATCCTGGATGTCCTTCTTTCTGCTTTTCATTTTGCGGTTCTTTCATCAACTCCTGCTGATCCAGATAATTCTTCTTGCTGATCTTCATCCAGTCTTTCCTTGTGTGTGACTTCTCATATTCCCTCTGTGCGATCTCGCAAAGCAGTTCTCTTGTCTTTCTGCAGTTATGCACAGCTTCTTTCCCGCTTTTATGGTGCGGTTCACACAAATACACTTTCAATCCTTCCGCTTCTGACATTGTCCTCATTCCTGATCCAAACAGGATATGATGTTCCTCGGTATACTGCTGCCGATAATCACCATACAGATTGGCGCAGAGATAACACACACCTTTTTCTGTGTTCAAAATACTTTTCGGATGGCTGATTCTTTTTTTCTTCTTTCTGGCCTTTGGAAATTTCATATCACTATAATCAATGCTCATAAGGTAATCACTTTCTTTTTCCAGTTGTCCCATCCGCCTTTTGGCCAGGCAAATTCTTTCTTCAGAAGCTGCATGATTTTCTCCGGATCCCCGGATTTTAAGATGTCTTCTATGACTTCTCCTTCCTGGACCACCTCTTCTGTGATCTCATGTACCTGTTTTTCTTCTTCCGGAAGATTCATAGCCGGAGCATCCGGCATCAGTTCCGGATAATCTTCCACTTCCATCTGTCCCGGAATCTGTTCTTCTGTTTCTTTTGGCTCTTCCAATGTTTCCTGTGCTTTTGCAGGTTCTGCCTTTTTCTTTAATGGTTCCGTCTTTAAGACTTCCCTCTCTTTCTTTTCTCTCAGCGACATCTGATAAACCCTTTCATAGGCTTCTGAATCAGAAGTCTTCCTGCCTTCCGGATAAAAGGTCTGTTCAAATGTTTTGGCCAACTCCAGATAGCTGATCTCTTCCGGCTCTCCCCTGCCGTTATATGGCATGATCCGAATCTGAAATTCACTGAAGAGCGCATTTGCAAATTGCATCCGAAACATCCGGAATTTTGTTGGAGCTACAATTCCCATGATCTCCCTGTTGATCACACTTTCCTCTTTTGGCTCGTCTTCCCATATCCATTTATGCATTTTCTCAAAGCAGCCTTTTCCTTCTCCTTTGAAAAATTCATACACCAATGTTTCCGTCCAGCTTCCCTGGTGTTCTTCTGGTGCGATGTCGCACAGGCTCATCTGCGGCGAATAACGATCTTCTGTTTCCCGGATGACTTCTTTTACCTCCCGGATTTCCCGAACCGTGGCATCTCTTGGTACCACTTCCCGCACTTCTTCCGGCAGTGCCAACATTTCAGACAGCTTGCTGCTGCCATATCCCCGGTATTTCTCCTGAATTTCCGGGCTGTTCCCGTCAATACTGTATGTATCGTTGATCTGCATAAACCGGATGGCCCACGTCCTGCTGATATTGAAGGTTTCTTTTGCAAACTCAAAAACATCCGCATATCCCTTTTCTTTATAAAACTCTGCATCTCTAGTCTTTTTTAAGAGATACCCGACTTTAATGTATCCCTCTGCGATATGTTCCAGTTCTTTCCGTAATGCAATTTCTACCCCCTGCAGTGTACTGATTGTCTGTAATTCTTCCATCTATCCAGCTTTCCTTTCTGTACGTTTCAACTTCTTTCTTTTGAATAGCTCAACAAATTCTTTGACTTCCTCTGTCATGTCTCCGTTATATTTTGCCCGACACTGGATCATAACCCCATTGTTTACCTCCATGGTGTAAAACGGCGTCTCCGGATCCTGCTTCTTTCTCAGGAACAGGATCGTTGTCTCACCTTTGGCCACCCGGTCAATGTACGTGGCAACACAATGATGCATGGCATTTCCCTCCTGCCTGATTTCATGGATCCGTTTCGGAAGTCTCAACACAAATTGTTCTGTTTCCATTTCCAGATAGCTGTCCCGTTTTCTGTATTTCTCGTACTTTTTGTCTTTTTTATTGTCCAAATCCTCTTTTGCTTTTATTTCTCGTTCTCTGCTCTCTTCAATCAACTCTTCATGACGCTGCTCTAAATTCTTCGGGAATAAGATCCACGGCTCTCTCATGTTGTATCCCAACTTCTCTGCCATCTTCAGATAATCGTGATAGTCCACGGCTTGTCTCTCATCTTCTCCTAACACTTCTTTGATGTACCGTTCCATCTTGTGAATGGTGGTATACCGGATATACCTGGTGAAATTCCTCGGAAACCTTGCAAAAAACTGAACCTGCTGCCATGTTGGATGCAATCCCTTTTCCTGCATTTTATAAGTGGTGTTGTATTCCCTTGTGCTTGGATTCTTTCCAGCCAACAGCTGGTAGTATTCCCCGTTTAGCCCCAGTATCTTTTTACAAGACCTCTCTTTCTTCTTTAAGTTTCCTGTGTTGTACCCCTGCATTTTTTCTTTGACAATTCTGTAAAATCCACATTTTACCAGTTGTTCGATTCCAGGCATATACCGGTATTCATTCAGATATTGATCCAAATACATTTTTTCTCGATATTTCCCATGTTTCACAAAACGTTCCATTGCAGAATACTGAAACGGCGTTCCCTTTAGAATCTGTTTGAGATTCCGGTTATAGAGGATTGCTTCATGCTCTACCACTTTTGCATAATATCTCCATCCGTCTCTGTAACACCACCGAACCCAGTCTGTCTGCTTATACTGCTCATATTCAAATTCATGAATCTTTTTTAAATTCCGGTCATACGTGATCCGTATCAGCTCCCAGTACCCGCCATCTCCCTTTTGTCCATTCCTGAATTTCCGATAACACTCAAAATATCGGTATACATATCCCTCTTTTGTTTTCTGCAAGAGTCCTGCATATCCTCTTGCGTGAACATTTCCGCCTTTCTTTCGGCTTCGGTAGGTAATTGGATGCCTGCAGAATGGACATTCCCCCACGTCTCCATAGTGTGGATTCCGGATTTTTACTTCTCTTCCACAATGTGTACAATACCCTTTTGTCACTTTTCTTCCGGCATCGTAAAACAAATACTGGGGAAGGACTTCCCGGTCTACAAACTCATCAAAATCTTTCGGCAGTTCCGGCACCATTGCCATCTCAGAATCAATTTCATCAATCTCTTTTCGGTCTTTACTATAGCTTTGCCATCTTGCGATTGCTGCACGTGGCTCTTCCTTCCCGTTGTGACAAAATTCTGTGATCCGTTTTCGGTCCCCTTCTCGTATCCATACTTTTCCACTACTGTACCAGTATCCTTCTTCTATCTCTCCCCATCCTTCCCAATAACTTAAGTTATCTATTTTTGCCGTTCTCCACTTCTCACACAGATTGTCGTAAGTGTAGTACTTGTTTTCTCCCAAAAGGAATACCCGGTATTTTGGATATCTTGTGTCATTCAGGATCATATCTCTTGTAAATACATCGATCTCTAAAACCGTGCCTGTCTTCTTCGCACGATAGAACCAATAATATGTTGCGCTCCACACAGGCGCTCTTCCACATCTTAGTATCTGATGTCCTTGATCTTCCCCGACTGTCTTTCGCATCGTTTCCGTTACTTTTAACTCTGGAAGCTTTAATAACTCTCCTCGTCTCATTTCTCCGCCTCCAGATAGTATTCTTCTGCCATGGCAAATACTTCCAGATCCGGCATTGCCACCATTTGTGCCCCTCTTCTTTCTTTGACTCTTTTTTCCGCTTCTTTTCGGATATTCTGCAGACATTCTTTGAGTGTCCGGTTCTTTCTTCTTACCGCTCTGGCCAGAATTTCTTTTTCAAAACATCTCATAGACAGATACGACACGATCTCTCCTGCCGGCATCCCGTCTGTTTCCTCCTTTAACTCAACCTGCAGCTTTCCGATGGCCGCATTTACTGAATCTACCAGTTCTTCTGACAGATGCTGCTCATATACTTCCCGGATTCCATCTGGAATCCCGTTTTCCTCTGCCAGCACTTTTAAATGCTCCAGATCCTGCTCCTCCAAAAGTCCTTTTGCACATGCATTTAATTCTTCTACGGAATCAAAATTCCCAAATACATCAAACATGCTGTTTTTCCTCCAGTAATCCCTCTAATTTTTCCACGTAATCGTGATGTTTACTAAATCTGACAGCTATTTCATGCCGCTCTGACAACGTCTGATACTGCTGCCACAATTCCTGGTTCTTCACCTCTTCCCCGGACGGTTTTCTCCATTCCGCCCGCTTCCACTGCTCCGGCTTCCCGTTTTCGATCATGTTCTTGATAAAAATACAGTCCGTATACAGGGTCGCATTGCACGGCGCATTTAGTATTTTCAAGGATTTCACAATTCCAAGCAGCACCAGGCGATAATAGGTCGTCTCCTGTTCTTCCCCGCAAATTCCTTTGACCGCCGGTCCTTTGCTTGTCTGACATTCCATTGCGGCCGCCCATCTTCCATCTTTGATACATGGACCTGTCAGACTTGTCCTTATGTAAATATTTACCTCTTTCATATCAAATTCTCCTGTTCAAACGGATCAGGATGTATCTTCGGTATTTATATCCTGTTACCGGATTGATTCCCTCATGGTACGTCTCTTTATCTAGGTAGTATCCTTTTGGTGGCTTCGGCTCATCTTTCCATGTTTTCCTTTTGTAAATCTTCACTTCTGCCACCGGAATCTTTAAATTCCTGCTACAGGAGTACCGGCTCTCTTTCAGCTTGTTTTCTTCATCCGGCGTTTTACTTAAATACTCAGCCAGTTTCCGCAAGCCTCCCTCGTCATACAACAGATCGATGTGGACGCCTCCCTTTTCCCATGCTCTGCGCATGATCAGATCTGCATCCGGAATCCGGTTGATGACCAGATGGTGATGGACCCCTCCCCGACTTCCAATCTCGGTATGCAGCATCCATTTCAACTCCACTTCCTGTTTTTTGTATTGTGTGCGTACTTTCTGAATCCACTTTCGGATGTCTTTGGCCGCTTCTTTCATGTCCTGTGGCCGGTTCTCCAATTTATAAGTTAATGTCACCCAGTAGTCATTCTCCCGGAAATTCAGCTTCATCTTTCTCCAGCGCTGCCGTTCTTTATTCCACTGATTCGTCTTCCTGATCTGCTCCGGTGTGGCTTTCTTCTTTTTCATTCTCGGCATTCCCGGAGCACCATATCTCCCGTTGTGATACTCCATCACTTCTCTGATGTCTCCCAGGTCATAACTCTTTTGTTTATACATCCTGTTTTGCTCCTAAGTTTAATATACTTATCAAGTGAAAAACGGGAGCTTTTCGCTCTCATTTTCTTTGACATTTTGCCAATACAGGTGTACAATATAAATGTGTTTTTATTTTGTTTGTATTGGCAAAATATCCGGTGCATCTGTTTGCGGCAGGTGCACTAATTTTTTACGCTTTTTTCTATGTACCTGCAGCTAAGTTCCAATCCTGCTGTCATGATGATCATCCCTATCCATAAGGATCCGGTTCCCATCAGCATGACCGCACAAATTCCGAATGCTGCTTCCAGGATCCGCAGCAATTCCTCTGCATACCGAAGCTGTCTTCTCTTCCGGAAACTCATACGATGATGTACTCTCCCCCGATTTCTTCTGCTACCTGTTTCGCTTCCTGGTACGTCCCATACTCGCTCCGGATCTTTCCGGATTGCCAGCGAATGATCCATATCTGTTTCCTCTCCTTCTCTTCATTCAAATCCAAGTTCTTTGATCCTTTCTTCGATTAGCTTCAACTCTGCAACAGCTCCTTCCTCTTCCGGAAACTGCCGCAGTTCCTCTCTTCTGCTGACAAGCCTGCTGTACTCAATGACTTGTCCTGCCGTCATGTTCAAGATTCTCTGGTCCATTGGTCGCTCCTTTGATTTTTACTGATTTTCTTCCTTGATACTCCAACTCCCTGCAGTAATTGTTTAAGCAGGCAATCGCATGCTGTTTCTGCTGTTCCGAGTAGCCATTTACTCTTTCGGTCAAGCTTAGTTCCTTTATAAACTTATCGATTCGCTGTATGGTTAATCTTTTGTTTTTCATATGTTTGTCCACCTTCCCCCGCCTTCAGGCGGTTTTCTCTTTTCGTAATAATGCTTCCTGGATGATCCTGCTGCATCCATCTATCAGGCTTTTCACCTCTTCCTCTGTTCGTTCTGCATAACAGTCATCGTGTACCCGGATTGTTGCATTTTTTACTTTTACTGTTTCTACGATCAAAATCATCACCTCGCTATTATGTATGCAGGTTGATTGTCCAAGGTATGTTGTCCATTACCTTTATTTCCGAGTTGTTCCGAATCTATCAGCCAGCATATTTACAACATCTCTGACAAAATTTAAGTTCATTTTAAACACTCTATCCGCTTCATCTCGCATAATATTCAAAGATTCCCTTGCGATAATAAGGCTTGTTGCAATTGATGCTATGATTGAGCAGATAACGCTTGCTATTACAATTTCCATCTTTTCTCCTCTCTATGTTTAATCGCCATCGTAACCTCCGTGGCTGGATTGCTTTCTTTTGGTTTATCTCCTATACTGTTAATACAGGCATCTGCCAATGCCAAGTATTGTGAAAGGAGAAAAAACAAAATGGCTAAAATGAAACTGCAAAAAATTGCAGATCTATCTTTAAAAAACATGATTATTACCTATCATGATACTAATCGCACTAGATTTGATATGGATTTCTTCACAACCTTATTTACAGAAGAAACTCAAGATCATATTACAAACGCTCTGCAAGTTTTAGAGAGTGATGGTTTAGTTGATGTTTTCATAGCAGACACAATAGCTTATATGACCACGCTCCATCCAAGTGCAATTAGAGATTTTGAAGAAGATACCCTGTTGAAAAAGGGATACAAATGCATTAAAGAAATCAGGTCTTTAATTTGATACAATCCAATCATCAGCCATTAAGTCATCCGCTGTTGGACTCCACATCTTACAGTGGTTGACTTCTTTTCCATTTTTATCAAATGTATAGGCAATACAGGATTCACTACTATTTGTCGGTCTAATCTTCAACTCTCTGTATGCTGTCTTGTTTTCGAATAATTCTCTTTCTATGTATTTTCTTTCTTCTAATGCCTGTTTCACTGCTTCCTGTATGTTCATCTTCCTCGCCTCGCTTCCTACTCCAAAAAATAATCCACTGATACACCGAAGTAATCAGCTACCTTTTTCAGCTTATCCACACTTGGAGACGATTCTCCCCACTTCTTAATTGTTCCGTTTCCAAAGCCCAGAGTTTTCTCAAGACAACTTATTGAGATGTTGTTCTTCTCTGCCAGCTTTAAAATTTTTTTAAGTATCATAATTCCCTCCTTTTCTACTTTTATAGACAACTGCATATATATCTGTTACAATAACCTTGTTACACTTAGATAATTTTCTAAAGGTCATAAATGGCTGGAAAGGAGTTGCCGAGGAGTAACAATCTTAAGGATACCTCCGCAAAAGGAGGTGAGACTTAAGGGAATTAATCCAAATAATTCTAGAATGTATTGTGTGCATTTTTGAAATTGTTAGATTTCTAGAAGACCACGATATGTAATAGTCTCTCCCCGTGATTATCATCCAATGATAGTTACGGGGAATCCTTTTTTCCGTACATACATGCAGTTGTTGTTTTAAAGAGAAAATAATCTACTTTGTATTGACATTTGTTAGAAAATAATCTAATATAATATTAGACAGATGAAAATTTTCTAGTACAGCTTTTACTTTGGCGAGTTTTTGGCTGTTTTATTGATGTACACGAGATTTTTTTCTCCTTACATCCTTTATGATACGAGAATATTTTCTTTTTGTCAATACTTTTTCGAGAATATTTTCTCGTGTTTTATAAGGAGGCACAAAATGACGTTAAAAGAACGCATTAAATCTTTGGCAGATGCCGAAGGAATCAGCTTGCCAGTGTTAGAATCAAAATTAGGCTTTGGCAACAGCACCATTGTGAAATGGGATAAGTCAACTCCAAATGCTGAAAAGTTAAATAAAGTAGCTCAATATTTTAACGTTACTATGGATTATTTGTTGAATGGAGATTCTTTTGATGACGATTCTGATTTAAACAATAGAGACAAGAAAGTTATGACGACGTATGATGTAATTTCAGAATTATGTAAAAAACGGAATCTGGCTATTACATCACTAGAAAGAGAATTAGGGTTTGGCCGTGGTTCCATAGGAAAACTTAGAACTGGCAACACAACGTTGGAAAGATTACAAAAAATAGCTGACTATTTCGGTGTGTCAGTAAATTATTTAACAACAGGAAAAGAACCAGAAACTCAAATCGTTACCGATAAATCCTCTCTCACAAAAAGAGATACTAAACAAATAGAAGCCATTCTAAGTGATACAGAAGCATTGCTTAAGCAAGATGGTCTGATGTTTGATGGAGATCCAGCATCTCCAGAAGCAATAGATTCTATTCTCTCAGCTATGAGAATTGGAATGGAAATGGCAAAACAAAAGAACAAAGAGAAATATACGCCTAAAAAGTATAAAAAGGATTGATACTTATGGATATTAAGGAACGTGTGAATGAAATCGTTCAAAAATACGGCACAAGAAATCCACTTGAAATTGTAAAGGCAATGGATGCAATACTTGTTTTTCATCCATTAGACGGAGTTCGTGGGTTCTACCACTATTTTCAAAGGAACCACATCATATACGTGGATGAGCGTTTACCAGAAAATGAAATGCTGTTTGTGATTGCACATGAACTTGGTCATTTATTCTTGCATAAAGGCAGCAACGCTATATTCATGGATACGAGAACAAATTTTGTGACAAGTAAATTTGAAACGGAAGCTGACCGTTTTGCTTTAAATCTACTTATCCAAGATTCTGATATTGAAGAACATCTGGATTTTACTACAGATCAATTTTCCAGATTGTTTGGATATCATAAGAAGATGATTGAATTGAGGATGAAAGACTTTCAGTGATACGATCGCTGTGATTATATATCGTAAGGCGATATTAAAGTACAAATAGCAAAGAATTCAATCAACGAAATTCAGCACTGCCAAAAGGAGAAATGATATGAGAGAGAAAAAAGGAAAAAGCTTAATCGAAGCACCGGACAGTTTTGTTATTATAGATATAGAAACAACCGGATTGATGCCGTATTGGGACGATATTATTGAAGTTGGCGCAATTAGATACGAACATGGTATTGAAGTCAGAAGATTTTCATCGCTTGTAAAGCCTCCGGTTTGCGAGGATGGTTCTTATATTGATGACTACATTATCGAACTTACCGGAATTACTAATGAAATGTTATCAACTGCTCCAAACATAGAAAACGTACTTTCCGATCTTGATTCTTTTATAGGGAATTCGATACTAATCGGTCACAATGTTAATTTTGATATCAATTTCTTATATGATAATTTTGAAGAGTATCTGGGAAAATCATTATCAAATGATTTTATAGATACAATGCGATTATCCAGAAATTTACATCCCGAAGAAAAACATCATAGGCTTTCTGATTTATGTCAAAGGTATGAATTATCCTATTCGTCCGCTCATCGTTCCATTAACGATTGCGAGTTAACTTATTCATGTTACAAACACTTATTATCAGAAATTGATGATAAATTTAGTGATTTTAATTCTTTTATAAAAAGTAGAAGACGTCGTTCTTACGAAGTAAAAGCAAAAGACATCCAGTCAAATTGTACCAATTTCGATATTACACACCCACTATTCGGAAAGGTATGTGTATTTACTGGAGTACTTGAAAAAATGACAAGAAAAGATGCCATGCAGCTCGTAGCGAATCTTGGAGGGATTAATGGAGATAATGTGACTAAGAAAACAAACTTTCTAATTTTAGGAAATAACGATTACTGTAAAACTATAAAAGATGGAAAAAGTAACAAGCAGAAAAAGGCTGAAAAATTAAAACTTGCAGGTTGCGACATTGAAGTTCTTCCAGAATCAGTATTCTATGATCTGTTAGAATCTGAATAAAATCCCCTCCTATACCAATAGGAATAATCTTCATAAGATGCAAAATAGAAAGAGATGAATCACAAGCAAGAAGCTATTGACTGCTATACTGGGAAATATTGTGAATATATCACTGTAGATAATTATGTTATTTATTTTATTCCAAATTTAGCAGTTATGGAAATGATATAACCGCTTCGGCGTTTACACATAAAGAAAAGAGGTGAGATAAATCATGAATAATAAGATATTCCCGATTGCTTCTTACAATGAAAAGTTTAATAAATATCTTCCTGTACAATTTAAACAAGATTTAATATACCAGTCATTCGGCTTGGAAAAACATATAGAAAAGAGACATCCTGAATGCTTACCATATCTTCGATTTATCTCATCTATCATATCAGAGCCTGATTACATAGGTGTTAACCCAAATGAATCTGGAGATAGCTTTGAACTTGTCAAGATATTTAGTGAAAATGTGCAAATTGGTATCAAATTAGATGTGAAAGAAAACTATCTATATGTTGCTACTCTTCACACAATCACAGACGGCAAACTAAGACATGGGATAAATAACGGACGTTTAAAAAAATTTGACAAATAGAATATTTTGCCCTATAATGGGAATACAATAGATTGAACCGCAAAGGTCGGAAAGGCTCCCGACACACTCGCAAGAGTACCTGAGATGCTGGATACGCCGCCCAGCTTGTGATTCAGTTTAAAGTTCGAGGGTGTTTCCATTTTGGAAGCACCTTTTTGTTTTCTTAAAAACGCAAAATATGTTTACTGATTTGTTATGAATCATTATCCAAGGATAGAACAGGCAGCTATCACGCCCTAGTGGTCTTAAAGAGATACCGGAGTGTCACCCGGTTGGGTAATGTTTAATTTCAAAATAAAAACCGCCCCTGCGCCAACAGAGACGGTCTACATATCCGAAGATATGCAATCTGAAGCCAAGAATATTGTATCATCTTCGGAGCAGTCGCGCAAGCGGAACGTAAGTTCGCACGTTGACTGTTATTTTTGTACCTTTTTTTCAATACAATTACATAGGAGTGTGATACAATGTCTTATTTTATCTACGCACGAAAGTCAAGAAAAGACGCCGAACTGGAAGCGCTAGGGATTGATGTTCTGGAACGCCACATTACTACCCTGTTAGAGCTGGCGAAGACACTCTCTCTTCCGATCGGTGCAATTTACAGAGAAGTTGTGTCTGGAGACAGTATTGATACCCGTCCAGTCATGACGCAAGTCCTATCCGAGGTAGAAGCCTGTATGTGGGATGGTGCCCTCGTAATGGACGTAGATCGTCTGGCCAGAGGTGATACGATCGATCAGGGACGTGTGCAGCGTGCATTTTTTTATTCCAACACCCGGATTGTAACACCAAGTAAAACCTACGATCCTGCAAATGAGTATGACAATGAATACTTTGAGTTCAGTTTATTTATGAGCCGCCGGGAGTACGCCACGATCAAGCGCCGGATGCAGCGCGGCAGGGAGCGTTCCAGTTCTGATGGTTATTATGTTGGCAATGTTGCCCCTTATGGATGGGAGCGTGTCATTGCACCGGATGGAAAACACTATTCTCTTACTCCCAGCCAAACAGAGGCGCCGGTTCTTGATCTAATGTATGATCTGTGTGGAAATAAACAGTATGGATATCAGAAAGCCTGCACTTACATGACCAACATGGGGATTCTTGCAAGGAGTGGAAAGCCATTCTCCCCCTCCACCCTCAAGGGTATTATCTCAAATCCGGCCAACATCGGAAAAGTCCGCTGGGGATATCGCAAAACGGTCAGAGCCGTAAAGGATGGTCGTGTGGTAAAATCCCGACCAAACGCCACGGATTACATTCTCGCTGATGCAGCATGGGCGCCACGCATCAGCACAGACCTATTCAAACGTGCGAATCAGCCAAAAGGCTGTTTTTCCTCTCCGGTCAGAAATGACAGACCGATTCAGAATCTATTTGCCGGTTTGGTTCGCTGCTCTCAATGTGGCCGACTTATGGTCCGCAAAAAAGCGCAGACAAAAACGCCTTATGATGTGCTGATCTGCCAGTATACCGAATGTTCCACCGTCGGGATCCGAATCGATGAACTGGAAGAGGCTCTGCTTGAATGGCTGAAAGACTACATCGTTAAGTATGAATTTACCGACACTCATGAGGAAGACGCTGCTGCCATTGCTGCAAAAGAAATGATCGTCACGAATTTTGAAACAGAGCATCAGACTCTTTTAAAACAGCGAGAATCCTTATTCGATTTTTTAGAGCAGGGAATTTACACGAAAGAAATTTTCCTTGAACGGTCCAATGCTCTGGAACAACGGATCAGAGACTGCATGAACAATATCACTGCTGCCCAGGAAGATTTACATACTACGATTGCGAGGCAGGCAAATCGAAAGAATTTTGTCCCGAAGTGCAAGAACTTGTTAAGCGAATGGAACTCCCTGACTATCCCGGAAAAGAACAGCGCTTTAAGGAAACTGATCGACCGGATTGTACTGACCAAAACAAAACGGAATAAAAAGAACCAGAAAAACTCTGAATTTATGATTGATGTGTACCCGAAAGTACCGAAATAATGGTGCTTTCGGATTCTATTCATTAGTTGCATCTTCTACGAGCATATTCCTCCGTGCCGATATCCGTAAGTGTTGCGGTCACCTCTTTATATGGCATGGTATACCGCTGAGATAAATACCGCATTGATGCAGCGAGCTCCCCGTCCGGTCCACCAAATAACAATAACCTATAATATTTCTACATATTATAAATATACACGAAAATGATACAATATTCACCCCCCTCAGAGAGCTAATCTCCGAGGGGATTTTATTAGATAGACGTAGATGGTTTTCTGTTCAGCACCGCAAGTAATCTTGCGTGCCACGGCGCTTTTTTTGTCCAATGATAAGACGGCATATCTCTTCCATTGTTCGCTTTGTAAATATCCATCAGGATCTTCATCTCGTCCGGATGTCCCAAAGCCGTAATCTTATCGTCATGATACCAATATACACATCCTTTTCCCTCTACTGTAAACATACACTGCATAGTCTCTTCTCCTTTCTGATCTGTCGTTGTGCTTTGGTTTCCGTTCATAAGCTCCTTGATACGGTTAATAAAATAGGCTTTTGTCTGCGCTGCACCGCCGTGAATCTCCACTGATCTGTGCGGACAAGCGGTTGCAAACACTTCCTGATGCAATCGGATTGTGTTTTCATTAGGCGTGATTCCATATTGCTTACACTTTTGAGCGCACCACTGTAAAGCGCGCTCCTCATTTGCTTTAAATACATTCAGATCGCCCATACTCTGGCAGACTTCTATTCCCAAGAAATTAAGATTTCCGTTTAAGTCGCCGCAATGCCAAGCGCAGTTTGAATCATCCTCTGCTTGCAGAATTCCATCACTACAAACATAATAATGCGCAAATCCATTCTCCAAGTTCGCTCTCTGCAAGTAGTTTTTATAGTATTCCGATGTTGCGTTCTGGCTGTCTGCCCCGTTGTGGATAAAAATACCGACAGGATTCATCCCTCTCCTGCCGGCAATTCCTCTACAGATACTCATTACTCCTGTTCCTCCTGCTCTTCTGTTTCAAATGCTTTTTCCAGTTCCTCTGCGGATACTCTGCCGAATTCGTTCTGTTCGCTCATGATCTCACCTCCTCCGTGCGATGTCGCACAATAAAAGAGAGCCTGTTTCCAAGCCCTCTGAAATTATCTACTTATATGTAAGCGCCCTCTCTGAATCTCTTGTTCCAGGTGTTGTTGGGTCTACCACTACACCAAGGATCGCCAGAACCGCAAAGAGTGCATTGATTACAGTCAATAACTTATCTCCAAGGTCTCCAAGGTCGATGGTAAGACCAAACACTGCCGCAATTGCCTGTATCAACAGTAAGATTGCCGGGATCAGCGCCACCCAGAATGCCTTGTTTTTGATTCTTACAATCCAATTGATTTTTTTCATGGTTCTGCCTCCTTTAAAAAAGCATTGCTGCTACTGCACCGATAATAGCTCCAATGAGAGCGGTAACAACCCCATCCCATCTCTTAGCTGGTGTCTGCTCAAAATGCGTCACCTTTGCGGTGAGTTGTACCAACGTCTGGTTCATAAAGCCGACCTCTTTGGTGAGCCCCACCATTTCCTGTGCTAATTGATGTACCACGCTCACAACGTCCTCTGCTTCTTTCATTCGGTGCTTTAGAGAGCCGATTTCTTTTCCGTGCTCTGCAAGTTTCACTTCTACTTCATTTTCTGTCATGTTTTCCCTCCGGTTTTTAAAGTATAAAAATAAGACCATCACGGTCTTGCTCTGATCTCCATATTCGCTCCTTTAGTCATCCGTGATCCATGTAAATGTCTTTATGCGCTCACAGTAGTCTGTCTTGCCAGTTACAATGGATATTCCTCCGTCTTTTGTAATGTAATACCTGCCAGTCCCGATAATTGACGTACCAACCAATTCGCTGTACGTCTCTACTATGTCTGCGACTGGTCGATATCCTATAGGGATCCTTAATTCGTCAAACGGTCCGTGCGATCCTGCATTCGGGAACTGTATAAGTGCCGTGATTTTACATGTAACCACGCACCCTCTCCTTATTAGCTCCGCCTGTATATAGTTGGATGGGTTTGTGCTGGCGAATGGTCCTTTTATCTTTCCGGAGTCATAATTTGTTGCTTTAGATATGTTTATTTCGTATGATCCGGTGCTTTTAACAAATATACCGTCCCGTTTAAAATTAACAAGGTTTAAAATGGTGGCTCCGTCAAAATACTGCGCAATCTGCGTTGGGAATATAGATAAGCTTGTGTGTCTGCCGCTGCTCATCCCATTCGCCACAAATACACCCTTGCTTATTGCAGAGCTGTTTATCCCGTTTTCATCTTCAGAGTAGATCTCTCCGGTATTTACTTGGATAAAAAAGTGTCCGTCCAGACTCTTTATAAGTCCAGCGGTTACAGTTCCGAGGTTTGCGGCAATCGCACTTAGCGTCTCTACATTCAGATTTTCTACAGAAATGTAATAGATCACCCATTTACTTCCATCCCATCTTTTAATCGGCTCTCCACTTGCTGTCTGCCAGAGCTGTCCAACTTTTGGATTTTCCGGGGGTGTGGGAGATATGATAATTCCACTATCCCCTGTCTCTCCGTTGTCTCCACGTACACCGATAATCACAGGTGTGGTCTTGGTTTCCGTGCTATTGGTGTACCGGATAAGGTCGTAGCTCCATAGGTTTTTCTTGGTTTCGGTCATGTCTTGCTTCGTGTCCGTCCATCCCGGAGAGGATACCGTGATTCCTGTGCTTTTTTCGGATGCCAGATAATACTTGGTCACACTCTCGATTCCTACACCGTCCTTTCCGTCATCCCCGTTTTTTCCAGGTTCTCCCGGTGCTCCATCGTCCACCTTGGTGATTGTTACCTCATAATATCCACGCCGGATTCCATTTTCAGTTGCCACGAAAGAGTACACCGCCTTGGTATCCACATCCTCTGCATTTACTGTCACGCTCCTACCTACATAAAACTCTGTCCCATCTTTACTCCACCGGATTTCCAGATTTCCAGACACATCCACACCGTTGTTGTAAGCGTAGGCAGTCAGTGTAGTGCTGCCGATGCCGTTTTTAAAGATAATGCCGTTGTTTGTAGAGATGGAACAGGTGTAGACTTTATTTTTTGAAATCAAGTCCTGCATCCTTTTGATGAGATCGTCGGATATTTCGGATGTAAGCTCTTTGTAGTTTGTAAATACCGTCTTTGCAGTTTTTGGATTGGTAAGACTCCTGATCTGTTCTGATACTCTTGCCTGTAGATAAAGGACTGGTGTCCACTCCTGATCCTGCATCCTTACCGTATCCCCGATGTTGGTGTCAAAATATCCGTCCACCTCGTAGGTTACTACTGGCTCGGATGCGGTCTTGAGGTCAGATAATGCCATGCTGTACAGCTTGTCCTTGCTGTCTGTATCGTACTCTTTACGCATCAGGATATAAGCATCAGCCTTATTTACGATGTTGGATGGGAACCGGTCCCTTGCCTGTGGTGCGCGGATGATCGCACCGTCTGTAAAGTACTCGATATTGCCGTTTTCATCGTATTCTTTCTTGTCAAGACCAGTGATTGTCAGACCGTCCTTTCCGGTCGGCTGGATGCAGGTGTAAAGCTTCTCGGCATCTGTGGTTTTTCGAATTCCGGTAATTCCTTTCCCGTACCGCAGTACAATGTCATTCCGGTATTCTCCGACTCCGCTGTCTGTATCGGAGTGTTTCCGATATACATTTAGGACAATCTCTTTTAAGGAGTAATCGCTGTTTAAGACCGTCTCAAACTCGATTTCCGCCGAGAAAACATTGGCCAGAGAGAATAATCTCTTTAACACGGTTGTCGTACCGGTCCATTCGTTGGTGATCCGTTTGTCCGACACCTCATTGAGTCCCAATTTAAGCGTTCTCTCAGCATCAAAGACGGCGAGGTACTCTTCAAAGCTCATTGCCTTTCCGGCTTTGTATTCGCCAGCATCCTCGTTAATAAGCTCAAACGACAGTGACCATGCCGTGGCAGTAATCGTCTGCTCTGTTTGGTCTGTATTTACAATGTTTAAGTAGTATGATTTCCCCTTGCAAGTAAATGCCACCTTATTCCCAGCTTTGATATGCTGTGCGTCTGGATGCTTTGCATTTACCGTAAAAGTGTAAGCATTCGCCGTACCCTGTAAGTATTCGTGTAGCCCATCATTCCAGTAGTGCATGGACTTTTTATGCCCGTTGTCCATGTACGCTACTGGCGTGTTATTTGTGCTTAGAATCGCAATTCTGATGTTATCCATTACAAATATACCTCCCGTATTTTTGCTTTAATATGCGGCGGTGGAGATGAAAAGGAAGAATAGCAGAACTGGACTTCCGTTGTTCCGGGTGGAACTTTCGGATAATTGGATCCATTAATCTCATCTCCTTTTGCCGGCATCCCGTTTACATAGACTTTTGTGCTCTCCCCGTCTATAGACACCACATCTCCGGCACGATACCGGTTCGGCACATCCTTATACTTATCAACATTGTCTTTCCGGAATCGGATGCTTTTTAAATAATTGTGTGTGACGTACTGGTTTGTGAGGTTTCTGTCTCCCCACTGTCCAATCCAAATCTGGATTTTTTCGCATTCCATGTCCTTAATCTCTGGTATATTTCGTTCCATATAACTTCCATACCAGAAAATCCGCAGCTTCTCTCCCTCTTTTAAAAAGTCATTGTGGCATCCCATTTTTAAGTTGAACGGATTACCCTCGTAGGCTGTCGGTTGGAACTCTTCTCGTCTGATTAAGGTGTTTCCGGGAGCAAACCACTCGACACGAGCCGTGTTTCCGACAGAATCACTCTTGTTGATAGACATTGCGCAGATTACTTTATTATCGCCTGTCAGAAACGCAATGGTCTGCGCTCCTGTCTGCCCCATCAAGCCTGTCTCGAACCAGTGCTGCGTGTAGCAGTAAAAGTTTTTTGCGCCACGTCTGCCCTCGCTGTCAACCGGGATAGTAAGTGTTCTCATTCCGCCATTCCAGTATCCGGATGTTGCTTGTCCACCTTTTAATGCCATCACATTGTATCCAGCAACGTTCCGTACTTCGAGCGTTCCTTGCGTGGTGTTTTCCGGATTTTGGTAAGAGTTGCCGTGATCATCCTGAAACAAGCTATAACCGTTAAACAGTTCTTCGGACGCTTCGTAATTTTCTCCGTCCGCTTCCTCCTGTTTGCCAAGCTGGATGACTCCATACTGGCTAACCAGTCCGATAAACCCGTTTTCGTGCTGGTGCGTGATCTCATAATCCACGTCTGCCCATTCGGTGCCGTTGTTTTGGATGGTGATGGTCTGGTATCCGTCTTGCTGTACACCATCAAATTCAAATTCGCCGACAGAGTACGCTACCCCATCAGGGATGAGCCATGTGATTGTGCCTTTTCCAAACATTGCAACCTGTGTTATATCAAAATTGCCGTCAGGGACAGCATAGAAATAGCGATCCGGATAATTCCCAAACACAAGCCTTTTCGGCTCTGTGACGTTTAGGATCTTCTGGATCGCATCATAGCTTGCCAAGATATCACCTTTAATTTCAAATGGCATTTCAAGTGTCTTTGATTTATATGTTATATAGCCAAAATCCTCTCCTTTTGCACTTTCTGCTCCGTCAAGGAGTTCTGACTCTCTATTTACTCCGCTAAACGGAGAGAACCCGGACAATACACTTAAGTATCGCCCGAGTTCCTGATCATTGAATTTTACAGATAAACTCAATCTCTGTCTCCTCCTAACATCTTCCGAAAACTTGAATTCTTTTCTATTTGTTTTTCCATTGGTGTTGCAAGTACTCTGGACGTCTCAACAGAATCAATTTTATTGATAATTTCAAGCGGCCGGTTTGCGAGTCTGGATAATCGATCTACTGCGTAGATCAGATCGCTATTATCTGTCGTTCTGACCGCCGATCTGGAAGCGACATATCCACTTGCTGTCGGGCTTGCAGACGTTGTAACACCAAGAGCAGCTCCCTGTATCCGAGACACCATCTTGTTTGCCTGTTTTTCCATGTCTTTGTACGGGATATTATCCTCAAATCCAACCCCGATACCGAGAGCCATGTTTTTCCCGACCTGATCCCTAAACACACGGGATGGGGAATGGATCCCAAGTTTGCTTTTAACCCAATTCAGGGCATCTGTAGCAGCGCTCACAGCGGCATCTACTAGCTGTCCAGCCGCAGAAGCGACACCGGATGCAATGCCCTTTATGATGTTAACCCCAACGCTGAGCCAATCTACACTCAAAAAAGCATCTTTTATCGCAGAGATGATCTGTGGTATTTTCCCAACCAGGTTCGGTATTGCTCGAATCAAACCAGAGGCTAACTCTCCGATAATTTTAATTCCTGTGGATAAAATCTGTGGAAGATTACTTGCAATGCTTGCTATAAAACGTGCTATCGCCTGAGCTGCAGCTGATACGATAGCCGGTAGATTGTTTATAATTCCATCCACAAGGCGTAAAATCATCTGGACACCGGATTGCAATACTGACGGAAGTGATGACAAGAGTCCATTTACAAAATTTGTAATTACCGCCGCTCCCTGCGTAATCAACTGTGGGAGGTTTTGCAGGATGCCAAGAGTAAGTTGTGTTACAATCTCAAAGCCTTTGGTGAGCAGTGTCGGAATCCCAGTTGCAATTCCAAGCAAAAACTGGTTCAACAGTTCCATTCCAATAGAAATAAGCAACGGAGCATTTTCAATTATTCCGGTAAACAGTCCATTTACAATGTTTCCGGCAGCCTGAATCATACCGGAAACGCCATTTTCCTCAAATCCTTGCGTAAGCTGCTCAATCGCACTGATCGCCGCAGGTAATAACGATTCCGTCAGTCCATCAGATATAGGCTTAACAATTTCACCTAAGAGCTGTTGCGCGTTGTCCTTTAATGTGGAGATCAGACCGCTAAAAGTCTGGCTTTGCTTCTCCATGCTTTGGAAATACTTACCGCCCTCAGATGTTGCTCTCTGCATGGAGGCGGTAATCTCATCCACAGAGATTGTCCCTTTGCTGATTCTGTCATACAAGGATGCCATTGACTCCCCTGTACTCTCGGAAATCTCCTGCAATGGGTTAAATCCAGCTTCGATCATCTGCTTTACATCTTCCAGTGATACTTTACCAGCAGAGGACATCTGTCCGTAAGCAGTGGCAATTCTGGACATCTTATCAGCTGAGCCTTGCGAGATATCACCAAGCATCATCATTTTGTCCATAGCTTCGTCTGCGCTAAAGCCGTAATTCATTAGCAATTGCGTGGTGTCCGCTAAATCCGGAAGCTCAAACGGAGTTTCTGCTCCCACTTTCTTCAATTTGTCGATTACTTCCGCGGCTTTTTCCGCAGATCCAGTCATAACCTCAAATGATGTCTGATAAGACTCTATGGATGCATTGTATTTTACTCCAGCTACAACACCAGCTCCAAGCGCAGCCGTCACAGCGCCAACCGCAGCAACTGCCACTCCTGCACCTTTCTTGGCTATTCCACCAAGTTTGGAAATTCCGGAATTAAATCCAGATTCATTTATTTCCGTGTCAAATTTTAATGAGCCATCATAACCCATACTATCCCTCCTTTATGGATAGCACAGGCTCATAGGCTCACTTAAGTGCTTTATTTCCTAATTTCTATTTCTTTCTTGCAAGTCCGACATTTTACATAGATACCGTGACTTCTGGCCGTGTTATCTGCGATTGCAAGTTTGCAGCCGCATACAGGGCATCTGATCCACTCTCGGACTAAAATTGGTTCTTTTCTCATGATTTCACCTACGCAAAAGCATCTCCGATATCGAAATCGGTCAATTCTTCCTGCTTCAATTCAATAACTTTCTGTATTTTCCGAATTCGTTTTCGTTCTTCCGGATCCTTTATTTCATTGAGATTCATCCCTCTGTACATGATTCTTTTTTTGATCTCATTATCCTCCGAAAGTCCATCAAAAAGCATCCGGAATTTCCACCAGTGCAGATATTTAATATCAATCAGGTCAATCCCGTAATCACGCAAAAACGCTGATAGTATATAGGGGTAATCGATAGAAAAGGAAAAAAGATTCTTCTGCCTTCCTGTTCCGGTTTGACTGGCTTCTCCGTCCGAAAAATCAGCACTCATAAAGTCGCATAATGCGTCAATCGAGAATTGCGTTATTTCAATGTCGTCAAGAAAATACTCTCTCAAAATTAACAGTTTATCCATCGGCTTCACATTTTTATCTTTTAACATATCGAGAAGCCGAATATAATCGCGAAAATCCGTCCTGATTCTGACAGCTTTCCCATGTACCATTACCGACATCGGAAGTTCCTCATAAAAGAGATTCATCGGTTCTTCTTCGCCCCTCTCCTGGCTTTTCTGTTTGGCACATACTTATTAACCATACTGTCATATCTGGCCTGCTCACTGTTCCGGAGATCAAACAAAGAATTGGCTGCTTTAACTCTCATGTCCATGCTGTTCTTGCCGAGAAACATTTTTCCGCTCGTTCCGTTTCCAAATAATCGATCATAAAAATCATCGAAAACCTTGCATTGCGCTCTCGTGATCTCGGATACTTTACCAACTTTCGGGACTTTCTCGGATTCCACAACCATTTTCTCGTAGCTGTCCTCGAATTTTTCCATAAAATCTGCATCTGTAAAATCGATGTCTGTTTCAAAATTATTAAATTTCCACTGGCTCATTGGCTCACTCTCCTATTCTTTTTTTGTGTTTTTTACCGCCTTAAAATCGGCGGCAGCTACTCCCCCATGTAATCTCCCTTTGTGTAAGTGACCGTCTTAGATGTAATATCCACCTCTGTAACATATCCTTCCTCGATTTCTGATACAGCTTTTAGCGATCCGCTGTAAACTAATGCGTCTGTTCCATCTCCATCAGAATCCGGGATTACTGCATAAGTTCTCTTTGTCGCAAAGCACTTATCGCCTTTCGTATTTTTTTTGTAAAAATCCACTGTGACAACTTCCACGTGCGCGTCATCCGCTACTTTCTCTCCATCATGAATTGCAGCAATGCGATCATGTACCGGATTGCCTGTATACAGGTCAAATGAGTATTCTGTGGCCGGAGCATATCCAACTACATCTGATCTTTCGGTGCTTTCGTCCACATATTGACGTGAGTACTCTTTTGGATTTTTTCCGTTTGTCATACTGGTAAAATTGGTCATTCTCTCGAATTTTGGCGAACTACCTGTTGCATCCGTGTTTAAAAACGCCACTCGCAGGTGTCTGCCTACTAATTTTGGTGCTGTTCCTGACATACTTATACCTCCTGTGTATAAATTAAACGGCACTCAATACGATACTTAGCTTTTTCCTCGTTGATATCGTACAAGTAACCACTGTTTAAAGTTTCAATTGATATTGGGCTTTTCTTTTCTCCGAGTTTCGGGAGGTTGTCGTTAAAACTCTGCTGTTCCAACCACTCTTCGAAGCTCTGGAAGAATCCACTGTTTTCGATATTGATTCTTGCGTCCTGATCGTATTCCTCTTGGCTCGTAAACGCAAACTGGAACTGTTTCTTTGACCCACCGTCCATGTATCTCTGGATAATCGGATCGCACGGAATAGGATCAACAGAATACCCCATATCCGTGCCAATATAGTCCACATTTACACGCCCATCACTAAGAAATGGGCATGTGAGAATATATGATCTTACGCTGTCAATGAGATTTGACATACTTTGCCGCTCCTTTCAGGATAGAGTCTTTGTGGCGGTTCTTCATGCGTTCGAACCATCGTGATTTTTCCTTATGCTCATAATATTGTCTACGTGCATAAGGTGCAATCTGGTTGATCTCACCACTTCCAATTACGGTGCCAAGGGTTGCTGACTTAACAAGTACTCCTGTCCGTCTTGGAGTCTCCGGGTTCATACGCCGGATGCATTCGGAATCAACAAACTCCTGTGCGCTTGCGAAACCAGATTCCATATTCGGTTTAAAGTTCGGATTCCAGTCAAGCCTTGCAGACACTTTTCCACCTTTTGTTGCTTGCGTATAAATTACACCTCTTGGTGTCTCAATCTCGAATTTCTTCTTTCCTTTTGCCATTACACTCCCACCACCTTAATATGCGGATTGCCGCCAAAAGTATTGTAGTTTACAGACGTGACTCTGGTCTTATCCAGTCCATCCAAGTCCTTGATGGTCTGCATATCAACCTTGCAATCACCTTTTACAAGGTAATCGTCTTTCTTGATTTCCGCGCTCGTATCCGGGATTCTGACCGTGTAGGTGTCTGCTTGCTTTAATCCATCAGTCGTGATCTGCGACTTTTCGTTTTTATACCACCATACCTCTGGGATGTAGGTTCGTTCCCACTCATCCAGTCTGGTTTCTGAGTTATATTTCCTACTGTAAAGCGTGGCATCTGTGTTGGTTATCATAATTCCACCCCCATATACAAGAGTCTGGTCGGCTCAAGATAAAGCAACAATGTGTCAAATATATTCCTTTTAAGCAGATCGTCCGCTGTCTCTCCGTTTCCTCCGCTTTCATAGCTGACGGAGTATCCGTCCGTGTTTTCGGATGTGACCGCGCGTCCAGAATGCTTGCTTCTGACCTTTTCATCATTTGCAATCAAATCACAGACGGAGCAGGCGGCAAGCTTTACTTCTTCCATCTCCATGTTGTCATCAGCGCGCCCGAAGGTAATCCTCCGGACATAAGCTGATGCTTTCATAATGGATTTCTCAAACTCTTCTTTCGCCAGATTCCCCTTGTATGTAGAGGTATAATATTCATAATCTGCGTACAGATTCATTCGATCAACCCCCTACTCCGCAGCAGTGTGCACATAGATGGCCACTTTTTTGTTGTCTTTCGCTTCTGCGATACCTACGGTACGATATCCGAACTTCCAAGCATCTGCATCCTGGTTTGCATCCGGTGTGATAATCTTAGATACAGTGTGCTTCTGATTCTGGATTACTGCATTCTTGTCAACAATCAAGAAATCAATCTTCTTACCGCCTGTTGTTGTAAAGCCGCCGGCTCCAGATGCTGTCAACGTGACTTTGTCGAAAAATCTTCCCTCAGGAACTTCAATCACTCCAGCCCAGCCTTCCAGAACTTTCTTGGATGCCGTTGTATCAAGGTCCTCAATATCCCCTTTGAGTGCGGCAGAGATATACAGATAACAGGTTTCCGGCTTTGCCTCCGCATTTTTAATAGCAGTCTTGCCTTTTCTAATTGCTGCAATTCCGGCTTTCGCATCTGCAATCGCTGCTGCCACTTTATTAGCAGATAGTGCGTATCCTGCATAAGATGCAAGTCTCCAAGCGTCAAGCTCCGGAACAACCTGTGTTCTCAAAAATTCTCCAGAAAGACGTCCGAAGGCAACACCTGCAGACTCGATATTGTCCATAGCGTCCACAGTGAACATACGGCCTCGATCATAAGTACATTTCTTAGTCTCGTACTCAAGTGTCACGTCACCTGCAACATATCCTGTCTGCTTATTGTAATTTGCAAGACCGGACATCGTCATTTTCGGAATCAAAATTTCATTTGCGTTTGCACCCTCTCTCACAAGCTCATTCGGACCATCCAAAACCGCTGTCAAAGATGCCAGCTTGTAAACTTCGTCCAACATCGTAGAGTATGCTTTTCTTAATGCAATTGTGTTCGCCATATCTTATTACCTCATTCTTTCAAAATTATTTTTCTGCCGGAAGCCCCATGGCCGCTCTGATTGCTGACATATTATCTCCGCCAACATCAGCACCGCCTCCTGTTGCTCCGACTGCGTTCATGAATGGTTCATTAGAACCAAATAAATAAGCATCAGATTCCTTTACGGTTTCCAATGCTTTCTTGATGTCCTCAGACTGGTTTTTCGATCCTTTCAAAGCGTCAATATCAAGCATAGCCATGACCGCTTTTTCATTGCGTCCCCCGGCTGTCTTGATTGCTTCTTTGATCGTGTCGGAAAAGATGCGATCCGCTTCTTTAGCGGCATACTCAGCATCCTTGTCTTTCAGCTGCTGATTCAGCTTATCAATTTCTCCCTGCATAGCTGTTGGGTCAACATCTTTAAACTTTTCCAAAGATTCCGTTGTGGTCTCAAGCTGACTCTTATAATTGTCACGCTCCCCCTCTGCTTTGGTAGTCTTTGCCTTTTCAGCGGCAATGTCTTTCCCGTTCTCTGCCATGATTTTATCAATGACATCCTGCTCCAATCCAAGTCCTTTTAAAAATTCTGTTTTCATGTTTCCATTCTCCTTTCGCATTAGGTTGTTTAAGGTGTGTAACCATCCACCACGAATTGACTGTTTAAGGTCTCATCTACTGACCAAAAAGGCATAAAAATAACACATATCTCTATGTGCTAATCTCTTAAAGTAACGCCTGCACCTGCTCTTTCAAGCTCTCCGGTACATTATCAATTGTCAAGTGTCCACCTTTAATTCTGTTTGCCAAAAACTGCGCCATAATTTACACCTCCGCTTCCATTGTTGCAAGAATCAACTCCTGCACCGCCTGATCTGTGACTTCCTGTGCCGCCTGTGTTGCTTTCAAGTCTTTCTGCAGCTTGCCGTAGGCGCTCATACCATCATCCACTGCTTCATACTCTTTTATTACATTCTCCTCTGTCTCCGTATATCCGACAAAGACAAGGTTACTAAATCCCTCTGGTTTCTCTTCCTTGAGTGGTTTGTAGCCCTCCTTTTTGATGGAGCTGATTCTCACAGTTCCGTTTTCCATTATTTTTGCATAGTTCATATTACTTCTCCTTTCGGTATGTTACTTTAATATCGGGGTCAAGCTCCCCTCCGTCCGCTGTGATGACTGTGGTAGGGTGGTAGGCTTTTAATGCTCGGATAGCGTTTTGTTCGGATTGTGGTAGGGGGACGAATTCTGAGTTTTTCGTATGGTATAGCATTTCAATTGGATTTTCATCGATAAACTCTTTCCATTGTTCCAATGTCGTTACGTTCTCATTTGGCGCCCTGAAAAATTTATCTCCAGAGGTATAAGTAGGGTGGTCACTATAAATACATCGTTCGTTTGCGTATTTAATATCATACGCAGGATCTTGTATATTTCTATATGTTTTACAAAAACTAGCACCTTTTCCTCCGTATGCATCAATGATAGTAGTTGCAAAATATGAATTTTCTGGTTTGTTGCTGTGCAACCACTTTATTTTAGTTCCATCGAGTATCATTTTAGAACTCTGATACAACCACCCAATCTGTCCATCCTGCTCAACAAGTTTGTCCCACTTTGTGAGAGGGCGGTCGGATGTGAGGGTGAGTGTTTGTTCTTTGTAGGGTTCATATTCAGTTAATGTCTCTCCTAATTCGATTTGAATGTCCATTTCTTTTAGGATGTTTACATCCTCACTCCGATAAAAAAATATGACATAAAAAACCCCATCATCTTTAGTCGTTATTTTTACGGAGTTTACATCATTGTTAAATGCTAACGCACCATCATAATATATGCCGTTGTTAATCGCACCGTTGACATTTAAGCTTTTCCTTTTTGAGACTGTATACGTGGTATTCGGTTTTACCTTAAAAGTTGCATATTTCCAGTAGGTAGCATCTCCCTCTTTGTTCTGATAGTTTTCGCTTTCTGCGAAATAATTAACATCAAAAAGATTCTTTCCTACTACTTTCACATCAACTTCATACTTCTGTTTCTCCTCATTCCACTTCCCAGAGTTTTTGATTTCCTGCGGATATTCTGGGCTTGGAGATGGCTTGCCTCCTGTGTAGGGTTCGTATGGGATTTCTGTACTTCCTTCGGATAAAATGATATCTGCTTTCGATAGATATTCTTCTTGTAATTCTGGTGTACTATTTTTATTTAATTTGAATACAATTTGACCGCTTTCTCCTGTGACAATGGTTGCACTTTTTTTATCAGTGATTGTGAAAAGCACAATCTTTCCATTAGCTGCAGTATTGTCATATTTTTCTTTATTGCCAATAAACATTACTGTGGCATCCATACTTGGCGACATTCTATTTTTAAATATCGTCATACGGTATGATGTATTTGGCTTTAATTGCAGATACTTTCTCCTGTAACCAGCACCCTCATCCGCATAAGTGCTTATATCCACAAAATCCTTATAATTAAAGAGATTCAAACCTTTTGCAGAGAACTGCTCCGTCTTCCCACCAAGCTCCAACCTCTCAAGCGGTGCATCCAAGCTGTTCGGAAGTACCAACATCCCTGCCCCCTCTAGCTCTACCCTGTCATAATTCGGTGGCTGTGGAGTGGAGACTCCTAGAGGACAGATCATATCCACTCCTATGATTCCTGTTCCGTCTACCATTTTAAGCATTGTACTTCCACTCCTTTTTCTGAGGTTGCTGTGGGGATGATCTGGACGATGTTGCTCTTTCCACCACCGTAGGAACCGTACTGCAATACCTGTGCGGTCTGTGCCGGAATCAGTACGCTTTGTTCTTTTGTTGCGTCCCTTTCCAGAGATGCGTAAATATCACCATCCGTAAAATTCTTAACCAGAAATTCGGATGATGCTGTCTCAAATTCAAAAATCAATGTTTCTTCCGCTGTCGGCTGTCTGATTACTTTTACTTTACTCATTTCCTAAACCTCCTAAATCGTTTTGGTACGGGTGCCACTCTGCCGCGCATATCGTAATAGATGCGCTCTCTTTCTTGTTGTAGACCCATTTTCTTGCAAAATCTGGTGTATTCTCCCAGTTGTCCTTGATACTTTGCTTTCGCAAGCATCACATCGTCTGGATCAGCTCCGCCCTGTTTTAGTAGCACAGCCTTTTCTCTCTGTGCCCTCATAGCGGTTTCCATTTTCCTCTGTTGCTGTCTGGCTTCGTATAAGGTGTATTCCTTGCCGTTAAACGTCTTAGGTATACTTTCCTTTCGGTTCTGCTCTACAAGCCAAGAATCAGACCAATTCCGCTCCGAGACGCCTTTTACAAAAGGGTAATACTCATGGTAACAGTTTGCTCCAAGTAGTCCGGTAACTGTTCCAAGACCGCATACCGTGACAAGTTCTTTCTTGCTCCATACCTTGCCTTGCCAGACAGCGTGTGATGGTCTCGCTCCGGCGTGCCACGCGACTTCGTAATGCTCTGTCCCAAGCTTATCGGCGTTCATTTCTGATATTTTCCCGGTAAGCTGTGACACACCCGTCATAACCGCTCTCCTTGCCGCCACATCTACCCTGCTATGCCACCCAGAAGCGTAGTCAATGCTTCTGAGTCCGCTGTTGGTGAGTTGCGTGACCACCTTGCGAATCATGGTGTTGTAGTCAAATGCACCGTAAACCACTCCCGTGATAGCCTTATCAAGGTATCCTTGGTAGATGTCGGATAATGGAGTCATAACGAGCCTACCGCCGCCATAATCCACATAAAATCCCATGGACTTTGTGACGTTCCGCAGATCATCATTGCTCTGCTGGATAAAGCCATCTGCAAGCTGTTGCAACTCCTTATTATCCTCGTATGGGATATATTCTGCATTAATCTGCTCGTAGATGTCTTTATTACGGACATATTCCCAGTCGATTACCTTGTCGTACAGCTCAAACACTTCCGGATAGGACAGGTTTAGAGCAGTTTTAATCATCTTTTCGATGTCCTCAGAAGAGTACCCGATGATCTGCAACCGGTTAATCTGCCAGTCGGCTGTGCTTGTGATTTTTCCCGCTTTTTTAATCCGGCGAACAATGTCCTCGAGAATCATCTGTTCCAAATCAAGAAAATGCTTCTCGATCTGTCCGGATAGCTGCTTTTTGTAGTCTTCCCTCAATTGGTTCACCTACTCCATTACTTTGATCTGCTCTGGCAACATCTTTTTCGCTGTGGCTTCGTCCTCGTTGTACCACTTCATGCGGTATTCCAAATGCGACATCACTCCCATACTCACGTCCTGTCTGTCCTGCTGACGCTCTGTTTCCTCATCGGTCAGTATGGAATCGTTGAATTTGCAAGAGAACTCATATCCCGAATTAAGCATACTGTTGTAGAATGCAAGCCCTGCGGCAAAGTCCTCTAAGCAATCGTATAAGTTGTTCTGGATCGCCGTCACTCGGTTGTACTTGCGGTTCTTTGATGCTTTAATTTCCGTGGCTGTTTTCGCTACTTCCTGCGCATCTGACAGGTCTCCATAAGCAAGACCTACAGAAAACTCGATCTCTCGCTTGTATTCCTCCAACCCGCGCTTAAAGGCTTCGTCCCTCATTTCTGGGGAGTATTCCTTTAATAATTCTTGGTCTTTCCCGACATCCAGATTCATTCCACGGTACAGCTTGTTTTTGAGTTTCGGAAGTCCAAACTTCCCGGTTGCCTTATCTTGCTTAAGTGCTCTATTATCCACATGGATAGCACGCTCTCCAGATTCGTATTCCCAATCAAGTCTTGCTCCCTGTGTATCCGCTTTCCGAATCAGTTCAGCGGCAGATTCGTACACTGATACACCACATGCGGAACCATCTATTTTATTTTTGATTGGATTACGGTAATACCCAAAGTCCATACGGTTCATTCCTGGGTATGTAATCGGTCCAGGTAGGATATTCTCCCATTCTTCCACCGCTTCTAGGCTGCATGGAAGACCGATATCATTCGCTGTCTGAGAATGGAAACACTTGTTTTCTATGGTCAGATTCCCGCCAATGAAATAGTGCCGTTCAAGCCTCGTGAAATAATCAGCGTCCCCAACCTTTTTTACGGTCAGAAATGCAATATCATTCGGCTTTCCATCATCCCCAAAACTGATCGGTATGATCTTGTCGGCTGAGATAAATTCGGCAGCCGATTCTCCCAGTGGTTTCAAAACGAATGACCCAAGCGCAAGGCCTTCCTGTAGGTTCTCATTCAGACTCGTGATATTCTTCTGATAGATCTTGTCCAGACGTTCATTACTTACATTGGTTTCCATTTCCACAAGTGCACAGTCTGCAAACTCTCGGCAGATTCCATCTTCAATCCCGAGGGAAACAATGCTGTCAGAGATCCAATCTGCATCACCATTTAACATCTGTCTCCATCTGTTGATTGCATCTATCATGTCGTTGGATAGTGCGATATCCTTGCCGATAATCTGTTTTAATGTTGTATACCCAAACATCCTCATGATTCCTTTCCAAAGTCTTTTAATCCCATCAAACATTTTCCACCTCTTCAATTAGGTATTTCATGTCGCGTTCGATCGTGTACTCAAACGCATCCAAGCTGTCAATGTCAGTGCTGCCATCGTCCAAGCGTTCGTCTTTGTCCTTTACTTCTTTGTCCCACACTGCATCAGAAAGAGCCGTTTGCAAACTTTCGCAATCGCTCGTAATAAAAAACCGCCCAGCCCCCATGAGCTTGACGGTGCATCTGATTCTGTCGTTAATTGGTCTTTTCTTTGCTGGTTTGACAGCGATCCACGGAAATTCTTTTTCTACTGCATTTCGAATGGAATTACCGAGGACTGTTTCTGCATTATCCCAAAATACGGATTCTACGTTGCAATACTGTACATAATCTCCACTTTTCACGCATACCGAATATTGTTCTATTACTTCTCGGATAAATTCGCAAAACAACTCATTCAACCTATTGCTGTCGATGTCTTCTTTTTCATCTTTCGCCGTAATTCTACGGGATTTTAGCGCAATTACATCTCTGTAATTATCCGTATATCCTCTGGCAACGAATGAGTGGCCGGATTGATTACCGCCAAAATCCAAGCCGATCTCGATTGATGTGATATCTTCCTTTCGGAACTGCTTATACTCTGAGTCTGGAGAGAACTCATCCACAATTTCGCATTTGAACGCTTCTGGGTTGTCCGCAAACCGCTTATAAATTGCCCCATCTGCTCGTTTCCATAAGCCAAGGATGAGGCGGTCATAATAGATTGTACCCTCATATTCCTTGCAGAGTTGCTTAACAAATTCTGGATCCAGAAATGGATTATCGAATATGGTGTACTTTTGGAGATAGATGTCCAACTCTACATTGTCAATGAACTCTTTCAACCAATGCGTGGGGTGTTCCGGGTTGCAAGCCCCATCAAAGCAGGAATACGGTTTATCAAGACGGGACTTTAACATCTGGAAGACTTCTTTGTTCCACTTTGCAATCTCATCCCCGTAACAATACTTGATGGATGCTCCCTGTATCTTCGCAACCTGACTGACCTTTTCTGCTCCAAGACAATACACATCTTCTCCGCACACCCTTGCCACATTCCGGTTGTTAATGTTCCCGATCAGATCACTGGTATAGATCTCTCTCATTGGTTGCAGGACGTTTCGCTCTATGGATTCTTTGGAGACTCCCATGATTACATTCAAGCCGGGCTTTCCTGCTCTTTCTCTGATTCTTTTAGGCACGATATAAGCAGTATCCACAAACGACTTTCCAGAACGCACCGCACCAGACTTGATATTCCATCTATGCGTTGCGTTTATTATGTACTCATTCTGTTTTTTGCTTAGCTGCATTGTCATGCAATCCTTTCAAGATTTCATCCAGCTTTTCAATTGCTGTTCTATTCTCGTATTCTTGCTTATCTCTCCATTTATCCGGTTTCCGGTTCTTCAACCAGAAGATCTGGGCTGTAGTGTCCGGCGCTACTTGCTTTGTGACCTTTTTCGTAGTTTTCATCTCATCGAGTTCCGGTATGTATTCTCTGGTCGTTTCCGTGTACTCATATCCAAGCGCACGTTTTAGCAAAGCATTCTCGACTTGACGATCAACGACCTCTTTTCCTCTTTTTAGGGTGTCCGAAATGTCCGAATACTTGTCTTTCCAGCTATTTAATGTGCTTCTGGAAATCCCGATATTATCTGCAATCTGCTCATCCGTCAGACCATCCCTCGCCCATCCCTCTATCTTTAGCAAGCCTTCCGGCTCTAGCCACTCTTGATATTTGCCTTTTGCCATCAGACTCACCACCTTTTTACGCATAATAAAAGCACCCATCTCTGGATGCTAAGAATTTAGGACTACTGCTGAAAGAATTAATAACGCCAACAAAAACCAAAATAACCAAATACACAATCAAAATTTATAAGAAAAAAGGAGGAAACTTTGCAGTAGTCCACAGCGGGTATAGCAGGGCTCGAACCTGCGACACATCGGTTAACAGCCGATCGCTCTACCAACTGAGCTATACACCCGTAGGATGCCTTTTATTGACACCCTTTACCCTATCCGCACTCGGGTACGCTGATTACACTAAATATAGATTGCTGAATCTATATTTGTTTGTTTTGCAGATCTGCGGATATCTGCCTTTGGTACCATTGCAATGTAAGTCCGGTGTGCACTCCCAGAACAGACCTCAGCTGTGCAGCCTGTATACTCACATCACAAAGCGGAGCACCTGGAATCGAACCAGGGACACAGGGCGCGACCCTGCGCATCTACCATTGATGCTATACTCCGCATAAAAACACCGCCAGACGAGAAAGGGCAGAAGTCCGGCGGTGTTTCGAATGTTTAGAAAGATTGTTCCAGAACAATATATAATCGTTCTAGAATAATTATAGCATACTATTTTTGTGAAAAGTGTGAAAGTTTGAGATAATCACTTATTTTTTTCGACACGTAACTTCTGTCAATATTTACTATCTCCGCAACTTCATCCTGTTTCTTGCCCTCAATAAACGATAACTCAAATATCTCCTTAATCTCCGGATCATCAATCCCATTTATGTAGTCCTCTACTTCTTTTTGCTCTTTCAGAATCCGCAGTCTGTCTGATTCTTTTCTCCTGATCTGCCGTCTTATATTCTCTTCTTCGTAAGGATCGTACATTTGGACAGACGTTCTCACTTCGGTGTACGGAAAATCTACACTGGATCCCGTTACTTTCCCCATGACCACAGTTGACTCTCGTTCGCATAGTTCCTGTATTTGCTCCTCAATCCGGATAAGTCTATCTTTATTCGGTTTATACCTTTTCAGTGTTTTCTTGTCCACTGGCAACACTCCTTTTCGTATTTACTCCCCATTTTCTCAAGCAGTCCTCTACAGAGTATGCCTTTCTTTTCATCCATTTCTTGGCGTTCTCTGTTGGTTCATGCTTAGCCATATCATGTGCATCTATCTTTCGGATGACTCCTGCCGTCTCCTTTCTGCGCTTCATGGTCTCTCTTGTCATTCCTGCATCACCTCAATTTCCTCTCCTGTCAGCTCTTCCAACTTCTTCCGCATTTCTTCCACGGTCATTTTCTTCGATTCGGTGCGTTCCCAAATGAGTTCAAGGTTGCTTTTAATAAACACATCTTCTATGCGTCTGAGTGATTCCGGAGTAATCCTATAGACTTTAACGATGTCTCCTCCTGTATAACCTTCCCATTTCAAGTCATCATCATAACCGCCTATATGATTGCGTCCGTCTCTTCTCACTACCATCCCGGCCAATACAAGATACATTTCACCATTTCTTTGCTCAACTACCATCCCATCTCTCAGATCTGCCTTGGTAAATTCTTTGTCCATGTAATCGCTCCATTCTAAAATTTCATATCTATACTTCTCAAAGTAATCATAACTCTGATATCCACCTTGTCCGCCGTAGCACGTTTTATCCTTGTATTCCTCATAGTGTGTGCAACTCAAATAACTATTCCCACTCCCCCATACCATACCGTGTTTATACATCTGTCGGCAAAAATCTTTCGCTTCTTCCTCGGTCTTACAGTGCACCGCAATCTTATTGTCTTTATTTTTAAATTCTTTCCAGTTAAATTTTTTCATCTTCCTACCTCACTATCTTTCGCACAATCCAATCCAAAAAAATTACAAGCAACAGTATCGGGAATCCCGCAGCCATCAGGTAATCCGCACCTTCTAGTTTTACATCCTCTTCCAATCCTGTCTTTAAAGTAATCACGGTTCCCAGTCCCAATATGTAGTAAAGGGTCAAAAATGCGATTGTGATTAAAATGTCCATGTTATTTCTCCTTGTATGGTTCTGGAAGTGGCTGCCAGGCTTCCACCTTTCCGTTTGGCACTCCTGCAAAACTTTCCCATGTTCCATTTTCGTAATGCATAGTGTGGATATATACAAATTCATCTGATTTGTTATTTGTATGTACAACCCTTACTGCAAATTGTGCTAAAACTTCTTCTCCTTCTTCCGGCAACCTTTCACTCACCGGAATCCATCCGGCACTATTATCCGGAACATTGTCCATGTGTGAATGAATGATTTCTTCGATTTCGGTTACCATTCCCGTAGCACCTAATGCAAATAATACTTCATGTCCAACTACAAACTTTTTCTCGACTTCTTTCATCTCTTCCAAAATCTTTTCTAATACCTGCATATTCCTACTCTCCTGTTCCATATTTTCCTAAAATATTCAGTGTGAAAAAAACATCCGTTGCCCTCTTTGTCCTCACATACTGGATACGACTCATATCATCAGATTCTCTGATGGCCTGTCCGCATCCCGGACACAACACCTCACTGAAATGTTTATTTAATGCCTTTTTCTTTGCCTGATCTGTCAATACCCTTGTTCTCCTTTATCGCTTTAATCCTTGCCTTCAGACTGGCCATTACCCAGCCTTGCACATCATCCTTTTTACTAAGCGCTTTCATCACATCTTCATCTCTGGTCTCCGTACAGACCAGATGATGTATGATTACTTTCTCTGTCTGCCCCTGTCGGTGTAGCCTTTTATTTGCCTGTGTATACAGTTCATAATTCCACGTCAGGCCAAACCAGATCACGTGATTTCCTCCCTGCTGCAGATTCAATCCGTAAGCGCTGCTGGCTGGATGGGTAAGCAGTAGGTCAATCTTTCCTGCATTCCAGTCATCCTCGTCCTGCGTTGTCTTAAGCTCACGAATCCGCAATTTTGATTTTTCCAGTGCTTTCAGAATCCTGATCTTATCATGCTGGAAATTATAAAACACCAGTGCCGGTTTCCCCTGAAGGGACTCGATCAGTTCTAGGAATGCTTCGATCTTACAGTTATGTATTTCATGATAGTTCCGGTCTTCATCATAAATTGCCCCGTTCCCAAGCTGTAACAGCTTATTACTCAATGCTGATGCACTTGTGACACTGATTTCTTCTTCATCCTCCGGCAACTCCAGCACCATCTTGTACTCTAATTCCGTATAGGCCTTCCTTGACTTGCTGTCAAGTTCCACCGGTATTTCATGATATGTGATATCCGGAAGTTGCAGGTAGTCCTCTGCCTTCATGCTGATACAGATATCTGAGATCTTCTGTAGGATACTTTCTTCGGTTCCCGGTTTCGCCTTATAGTTGTATATCACATTCTGTCCCCGGTCTCCCGGATCAAAATAACGTTCCCGGAATCCGGTGTATCTCTTTCCCAGACGTTCCCCCTCATCCAAAAGATAGACCTGCGCCCAAAGGTCCTCCAGTCCATTCGGAGAAGGAGTTCCTGTCAGTTCCACCATCCTGCCAATCCTGGAACTGACACTTGCCAGGGCTTTAAACCGTTTCGCCTTATGGCTTTTAAAACTGCTGGATTCATCGATCACCACCATGTCAAACGGCCAGGCATTACGGTAATAATCCACCAGCCACACCACATTCTCCCGATTGATGATGTATAGATCAGCCGGCGTATTGAGGGCGCGTATCCTTTTTGCTTCGCTTCCAAGTATCTGGGATACCCGCATCATCCGTGTATGCTCCCATTTATCCTTTTCCTTCGTCCAGGTTCCCTCTGCGACTTTTTTCGGTGCGATCACCAAAATTTTTTGTACTTCAAACCGGTTGTATTTTAATTCCTTTACCGCTGTCAATGTTGTGATTGTTTTCCCTAAACCTTTCAACCCATATCCAGAAAAAGGCCTATTTTTTTGATTTCCAATATCTTGTTAATGCAATATTCTTGATAGCCATGTGGTCTGAATATCATCGGGCATCACCTCCTCCATTTTGCAGATGCCATCTTAGATGTTCCGCCTGATTCCGAAAGACCTTTAAATTTCCAGGGGCATTATTCTGTTTATTCCCGTCTATGTGATGTACAACTTCCCCCGATTTAAGTTTTCTCCCTAACATCCTTTCTGCAACGGTTCTGTGCAGATGCCTTCCGAATGACTTTATGTATGACTTTCCCTGACAAGATTCTCTCTTTACCGTGCTAAGTTTTGCTCTCGTTGCGAAGTCCATTCTCTTTGGGTTCATCTTTCTATTCAAGTCTGACATATGCTTTGATATGTTAGTGTAATTTTTAAGCTGTCGATATCCATCGGGATTTTTTATCCTACTTGAAAATTCCGACAAGCACTTTCGTGAACAAAAATTATGCGTCTTTACCTGACTGGGGTATCGCCATATTTCTTTACCGCACCTATCGCAAAATAATTTAGTCTTCATCTTTCGCCTCCTTTACATCACAGCCCATATCTCTGCACCAGCTTTCTGCTTGCTTCCTCAAATCCATGATCCCGAAAAAACTGGCAGATTCCTGAGACGCCGTATATCACACGCACCCGCTGCCCTAAATCTGACAGCCTCTTTAACTGGACTCTCTGGACGGATGACACTTTTCCAGAATCCGTTTTCAACTCTGCGAAGATCGGCATCTGCCCCGGAAAGATGATGATCCGGTCGGGCACTCCGTTATTTCCCGGGCTTACCCACTTATAAGCCCTGCCTCCCAGTTTTTTTACCTCTTGTACTAGGATTTTTTCAATTTCTTTTTCTAACATTCTCTTACCTCCTGACAACAACAAGCCCTATACGCGTATATGTATACGCGCGTATGCCGTTTATGGCGTATTATGGTGTATATATATATCTTTAATTATATTTTTTTATTTTTTATAAAAAGTTTGTTGACACTGTTGACATATATCTATAAACAACGTAATTTCGCTGTTTTTTATGTCAACAAATGTGCTACATTAGTGTCAACACGTAAACAAACATCAAAAATCAGCATTTTTTGTACTTTGTTGACGATTTAGAACTTTGTCGACACCCTTTTCACCGCTTTGTTGACACCCTTTCAAATCCTCTCTGTGTACCGTAAAACCCGTACCTCAAAGACGATTTGTTTCTTTTCCAACCGCTTATACAAGATAGGATGTTGTTGATTTCCATGCTATCCCTCTTCCCCATGTATTTGATATCGGAACCAAAGCACTCCTGCCATATTTCTGCCGCACACACTTTTTCTCTGTCCATCAGATCAACGTTCTCTGTTAAATGCGCTCCCCCTTGCAGGAACTGCCGCCTTTGCATCAGGTTCATGCTGTCCCAGCCCACAGGAATTTTCCGTTCTAAGAATTCCCGGATCACACCTTCTTTAGCAAAAGACTCCCTGTGTTTCTCCTGCTGTTCTTCTGCCAGTTTTTCAATCTCTTTTGGCAGAAATAAGGACTCTCCCAGTACCCAATACATGTACGTTTCCGCCCAGATCTGATCCACTTCTTCCGGAAGATCCACCCATACAGATTTCTTTGCCTTATACTCTCCCACATCCACCGGCCAGAATCTTCTGTTGCCTGTGGCGTCTTTTAGGAATTCGCTGTCATTTGAAGTACCAAAAAATACACATCTCCTGGGATACTTATCTGTTGTACGCCCATACGCTGCCCGGTAGATATCGTGTGTCTTGCTTAAAAACTGTTTGACCGCACTGGTTTCCTGCTTTGTCATTGCTGTCAGTTCTCCTACTTCATTGATCCAGGTACCCTGTATCAGTTCCGCTGCTTCTTTTCCTTCAAAGCTTGTCAAAGAATCCGAAAACCACTGTTTTCCTAAAATTGCAAGGAATGTACTTTTCCCGATTCCCTGTGGTCCGGTAAAGATCGGCATATAATCATATTTCACTCCTCCGGTTACAGCTCTTGCTACTGCAGCACATAAAGACTTCCTGATCACCGCCCTTGTATAGGCATTATCCTCTGCACCCAGATAATCCGACAGCAGCGTATCCACACGTTTTTTACCATCCCATTTCAAGCTCTCCAGATAGTCCTCCACCTCGTTAATCTGATTCTGGCTGCTCACGATCAGCAGACCGTTATCCAGCTTTTCTTTTCCCGTAAGTCCGTAAAATGTCTCCATATATCGGTAATACCCTGCGTAGTCAACATCTTTCCAACGGCGTTTTTCCTCTCTCTGATTCCACGGCAATGCGCCCAGCACCATTCCACAGCTTGCAAATTGGTCGATAACGATCTTCCCCTTTAAGAGCGGATCATTTTCCAGTACCAGTGTTACATTTGCGATTGTTTTTTCGATTTTCCCATTTCCATCTTTTGTAAGATTCAGTACCCAGTCTACATTCCCGTCCTCTTCCCGTGCCGGGCTTTCCAGACCAGATACTTTTTTTGCCTGTTCAAACTTCTCTTTAATAAGAAGAGTAGACACCTCTTTGTCCGCTCGTGCCATTTTTGCCATTGCTTGAAAAGACGGAAGCTTTACGGATGGAGTGCCCTCTTTTGCTTCTTTATCCAGGTCGCCATACATATGCAGACGGATCAGGTCAAACGCATTCACCAATTGCCCGGAACACGGATCCGTAGCATGGTGGGAATAGAGGAACAGATCACCGTCATATAGAATCGCACCTCCCGTTGTAGTTCCTCCCGTATAAGTGTATCTGTTTGGAATATCCGTCTGTTCGTACATTCCCGGGATAAACTGTTCCATTGCCTGCGTAATGGAATACGTGCGGCAGAATGCTCCTATGATTCCTTTTTTCTCTGTCGGATTTTCCTGTTTTGCCAGACGCCTTTTTTCGATGGTTTCACTTCCGGGTACTTGCGGCCATTCGGCTACATTCTTCCAGTTCTTATACATTCCTAGCAGCCCGTCCAGACTGCAGAACGGATGATCATATACCTGATAAACATACTCCCCGTCCTTACAACAGCTTGGCCAGTACATCAGCCGGCTTGCGTCAAATGTAGTCGGGTCACAGAACTCGATCCCAATCAATGCAGCCGCCTTTCTTGCTGCGGGTTCATATTCGTCCGGAGTAGCCGTTCTATCCACAGGAATAATGACCCGGAGCCTCGGGGCGTATCCGGAATGTTTCCGCGTACTATAAACAACTGCTGCGCATCCCAGCCCAGATACTCTCTTCAATATTTCTTCTGTCTGCCCTGCCGGTATATTGTCCATATCCAACGTCAGCAGATCTCTCCCCTGCACGTAAGCCCCTTTTCTTCTATCATTGAAAAAGGTACCGCCGACAAACCCTCCAACATCTTTCAATTCAGCCTGTTGGCTCTTTGACAATGCCAAATAATTTTCTAAGGTTTCCAGACTTCTGGCCGGAGTTTTCAACCGGTCAACAAATTCCGACCACATGATCTCACTTTTCGGCCAGTATGTAGCCTTTCTTGATCCGGCCATGCTGACCAAAAGTTTTCTGTTATATTCCACTTCAACTCCTCCTAGTCTTTCATGTAATAGTCACTCTCAAATCCAGCACCTTTTAAGATCAGTCCCGGTGCCCAAGGTATCGGCTCTGCCATCAGATCACAGATTTCATCCACCGTAATTGATACAGGGGCATCGATGATCACCTCATCATGTACATGAAACACGACCTGCAGCCCCATCCTGTCAATTCTTTTTAGAGTCTCTGCAAGACAGTCACGTGCGATTGCCTGTACGATATTCTCTGTCATCTTTCCCCCATAAGTGGATGCCACTTCCCATTTTCTTGTCTGTTGCCCGACCGTGTAATAGCGGATTGCCATCTTCCCAAACTGATTCTCCTGCAGAAATGGTTTCGGGTAGAACAGCTTTCTCCCGCTTGGAAGCTGCACTGTCAAAAATGACTGTCCGTATACCAGATCCCCCTCGTACCGGAAAATCAAACCGTAGATTCCCTGTGGCCGTGCCGTCTGCATCGTAGTAAGGGCCGCCTGCTCCACTGCATACCACAAGTCTCTGATCCGCGGATTTGCGCTCCGCCATCTCTGTACAATATCGGGAAGTTCCTCTTCCGCCAGTCCCATATTCAATGCTCCCATGGCAATTAAGGCTGCTGTTCCACCCTGATACCCTAACGCAAGCGTGGCAACTTTTCCTTTCTGCCGCAGGCTGTATTCCGGATTTCCTTTTGCAATCTTTTCAATCGGAACATGGAACATCTGAGATGCTGTTGCTTCATAGATCTTTCCATGTGTAGCAAATACTTCATTTACCCACTGTTCTCCCGCCAGCCACGCAATCACACGAGCTTCAATGGCAGAAAAGTCAGCCACAACGAATTTATTCCCATCTGAGGGGATGAACGCTGTTCTGATCAGCTGCGACAGAGTATCCGGAACATTCCCGTATAGCAGCTTAATCCCGTCATAGTTTTTATCTTTTACAAGGTTTCTGGCATAATCCAGAGTCTTTAAATAATTCCTCGGAAGATTCTGCAACTGTACAAGCCTTCCTGCCCAACGCCCGGTCCGATTCGCACCATAAAACTGTGTCAGTCCGCGTACACGATCATCCGCTCCCTTTGCGGTATCCATGGCAACATATTTCTTAATAGATGTTTTCCCTAACTGCTGACGAATTTCCAAAATCTTTCTCGCATCATCCGGAAGATCTTCCCGCTGTAAGTATTCTTCTACTGTTGCTTTTTGCAGGTTTGGAACATCCACATCTTTTCCGGACAACCACTGTTGCAACTGTGTTGCGCTATTCGGGTTTGCAAGACCAGTAATCCTGAATGCTTCTGCTGTCAGGCACTCCGTGCTGTGAGAATCAATTGCCAAAGCTCCTGCGATCAGATTTGTATCTACTCGAACTCCATACGCATTCATCAAGATATCCATCCTCCACAATCTCTGTTCTTCTTTCGGAACTGGAAACGCCTGCAACCTTTTTAGGATTTCATTCTCAGTGACAACGTCTTGTTTACAATATTCCCTGAACAGCTCCCACTTTTCTGGAGCGTGCTTCGGAAGATTCCAGCTCCTGCCACCGTTACTCTTTGTCGGTTTACAAGGAGTACAAAAATATCGGATCAAAGCCTTTCCTGTGGAAAGCTTCTGCTTATCCTGCGGAAGGCCTATTGCCTTTCCTGTTGCATCCAACCCTGCAGCGTACCCGCAATACAGTCCATGGATCATCGTACAGTTCCACTGTTCCAAAGGAGTACGATACCCTGCAGTATTCAAACAGTACCACTCAAATGCCGCATTATATGCGTGCTTGACCACATTAGGATTCATAAGAGCGGTCAAAATCCGTTCTGGAATACGTTCTTCTACGGTAAGATCTACAAGCTGTACATCCTCTTCATCATATTTATAGGCAAACAAAAGAATTTCAAAATCTTCGGACTGTGCATATCTGTAAGCTCCCGCTTTTGTGATGTCCACACTGCTTTTTGTCTCAATATCTATAGATAAATGGTGTTGCATAATTACGTCTCCTGTTAAAAGGAGGGGCTAAAGCCCCTCTTGATTACATCGGCATCCCTGTGATCGGATTGATTGCCTGTACATTCTGCGGTGCGTTCCTGTACTGTGGTGTTGGATTGACTGGCTGGGGCATTGCACCAAACGCCTGTGCCGCTGTCGGCGCACTTCCTCCCAGGGATTCTCCGTCTTCCAATTTCATGACCGGACCCAGGCCACATCCAATTCCTTTCTTTCCCCCGAAAGAATATGGGAAGAAGTTCACATTTACTCTCGCATAAATCCCACTGTAAATCTCAGACTGGTTAATAATCGGATTCATGTTTACGTCTACCACCTCCGGTGGATAATCTGCTTTTGCACTTGCCGTGAACACCCAGTGTCCTTTACATTCTGCCCCAAATGGCATCCCATCTGACGGACGCACACCGTCCCCGTCATGAACTGGTGTTGACACCACAGGTGGGCATACACCGTTCCATTTTTCTGCTGTTCCCCTCTGCTTCGCGGCTTCAATAGCTGCATTGATCCGGTTCATAGTATCCACATCGGATTTCGGCACTAACACGGTAACGCTGAATTTTTCTTCCTGTCCCGGTGTAGCCGCATAAGGTTTAAATAAGTGTACATAAGATAATCTTGCTTTTCCTGTTGTTACGTTTGTTAATTCGTTCATATTAGTTTTCCTCCTTGAATGCCTCTTCGGCTGTCACTTTGTTTGTAATTGTTTCTCTTTTATCTGACTCTTTTGCAAGTGTCGGTTTCCCTGGCTTCTTTACAACAAACTCTCCGACTGCGTCCTGAAAATCTTTCTTCCCTATCAGCTTTTCTACCTGCGCCAAAGTCAGTGGTTTCTTTTCCCACAGCATCGGCTCTTCTGTAATCCCACTCTTTAAAAGTTTTTCAAATGCTGTATCCATATCTGTCCAGTCTCTGGATCCTCGGCCCTCTACCGCTTTCCATCCAGGAATCTTCTTTCCGGCAAGGCATTCTGACAATGCAAACTCCTGCAGATCTTTGAGCCATCTTGCAACATCTTCTCCCTGTTCCAGGTATCTTCCAACTTCCTCATTTGTAATCAATGGCGGTTTCTTGTCTGTTGCAAAAGCCAGCTTCACATTTTCTTCTGCCCTTGCCCTGCACTGGGATTTCGCACGGCAGAACCTGCACTGTTTTTCCCCGGGAACAAACTCTCCGTCTCCTTTAAATGCAACCGCAGCCTTTTCCTTCACATAATCTCCAAATTCCAAAAGCTGTTCCAGACTACATCCCCATTCAGAGATTCCGTCTGGCAGCCTCGGCTGCACGATAGCAAGCCGGATCTGTTTAATCGGATAAAATAACTTACATGCGTCATATGCACCGAGTGCATACAGCATCATCTGTGGATTTTCCTCTGCGGAAACAAGAACACCCTTGCCGTATTTAAAGTCGATCACAAACAGGGTTTCTCCCTGAATCATGATGCAGTCTGCAGTACCGAACCCCTCTGGTACATAGGAGTCGAACCGGACTTGTTTTTCTACTTCCACATACGGATCTGTTGGGAGCTTAATGGACACATCCCGAATATAGTCAATGTATGTGTCCGTATGCTCCAACATTTCGTCATCCCATAACGGGTTCTCTTTCATTTTTTTGATTGCAAAAGTCAGCTTTCTTTTAGACACATCATGTGGCTTAAAATAGTTCCTTACCTTCAGCTCTGCAAGTTCATGCGCCAGTGTCCCCTCTTTTGCAGCCTCAGAAGTAGTATCCGGAAATTGTTCCTCCAACCGTGCACTTGGGGTACACGCCAGCCATCTGTGAGCCGAAGATGCACTTAACAGAGCATGGTTTCTCTCTTCATGTGCCATATTAGATCTGAGCCCCCATTTCCCGAATCGCCGTTGCAAAGCTTCCGTACTGTTCTGCTGGTAGTTCCACAAGAGAGGATACCCCGAAACTCTGGATCAGCTGCTGCAGCTGTGCCTGCATCCCTTTGTCCATTAAAGACATGGCAGCTTTTGACAGATCTTCCCTTGTATACGTCGGCGCAGCTATAGGAATCGACGGGCCCGGCGCGGTATTCTGAATTACTTGATTCTGCTCTGGCTGTTTTGGCTGTACCGATGTGTTCGCCTCTGGAAAATGCGGTGCAATCTGCTGTCCATAGGAAACTGCTTGTTGAGGCTCAACGTCCGGAACGGTTTTGCTGACTCCATGGGTTTCCATACCGCCCTCTCTGGATAACAGTTTCTCTGAAAAAGAAACCAGTTCCTCATAACTATCAAATGTAAGTGTAATCTGTGCCATTTTAAATACCTCCTGTTTTTTCTAAGCCTGCACGGGCTATCTTTATGAATTCATCCTCTGTGAGGCTGATTCCTTTTGTCATTTTTGAATGGTCTTCTGACCATCCGCGGATATCCAACTTGTCCTCTTTCCCAAACCAGCTGATGCGGTTTAGCTCTATGTGGTAAATATCCGTTTCGCTCTTTTGGGGAAGAGCAAGCATCGTTTCTTTTATCTCAAAATTTCTCGCTGTCATTTATCTGTTCCTCCAACAATCTCCGTTACACCAAAGATAGTCATCTGTGGGTAAATACTCTTCCAATACCAATACTCCTGGTTTTTCTTCGCATATGTGGTCTCCCTCTCCTATCGGACAGAGATTTGCACAATTATCACAAGATTTTTCCATTTGCACCTCCTCATAAAATCTGTTAATATAAAGTTATAGTTGCATGAGCACCTGAAGAGAACCAATCCCCCGGTCCCTCTCCGGGTGTTCTTTTTTAATACCCAAACACCAGCCACCAGCCGATCGCCACCAGCCCGCCCCCAATCACAGATGCTGCAATCTTATGCCAGTAAGGCTTGTCCTGCTCCGGTAACTCAACAGATACGGAGCGGATATCCCAGCTATTTAATGTGTTGGACTGCTGAGTAGTCTGGCAATGGTAAGTTCCTTTAACTTTCATAGCTTGTCCTCCCATCTACCGCCTAAGCGGTTTTTCTTCTTTCGAATCCTATATTTTTCATTGTCTCGTCTAATTTTTTCTCCAAAATCTCGGAAAATTCTTCCTTGCTTAAGTCTTCTTGCTTCATCCACAATCCATTGATTTTAATCATGCTTACTACTTCGATTCCTTTCATTTCACCACCCCTCTTTACTGTATGCAGGTTGATCGTCCTGTGTTACAATCCATATGTGCTGCCATCGCAACCTCCATGGCGGGATTGCTTTCTTTTGGTTTATCTCCTATACTGTAGATACAGGCATCTGCCAATGCCGAGTATTATGAAAGGAGATGTAGTTATGGATAAATCAAATAAGGAACTCGCTGTAGATTTGGCGAAATCCGCATTGATGGCCATGGCTCAAATGAGCCAAAATAATATGCACAAACCATTGTCTGGTGATGATGTAGAGAACATACTCAAATCATGCTATTCAGCAGTATGTTCTTTGGACGAACGTGAGTAGCTCGGTATAAACATTGGTTCATCACGCATTTTATTTTGCAGTTCAACATTTCTTTCCAAAGTCTTGTTGAGCTGCTTTATTTCTCTTCTTATAAGGAGCAGTTCACTGTAAATCTTTTTTAACATCTTTCTCACCTCGCTTTCTTTAAACTCTGTCCTCTATCATTCCGATACTGTCCTTGTGCTCTGATTTAATGAAGTATTCATTCAATCCAAAAATGGCTTCAATGAGATGACTTGCATATCCTTTGATATCTCTTAAGAGTTTTACATGATCTTTTCCTACCATCATTGCTACTTCTCTACTGTCGGTGAGTAGCTGACCGTTTTGCTCAAATACTGTTAAATTGTTCATTAGTCCTCCTATATATTGTGATTTTCTTGATTTTTATACAAAAAGTGATATAATATCAAGGTTGGTTTTCACCAAAATATTGTATAAAAACATATGTTTCATACTTTATGTTGTGTTTTTCGTGATTTTTATTTGACTTTCCATATATTGTGGTGTACCATCTTATTAGAGGTATCTCATTTTTAATAAGAAAGGTGGTGAATATATGGCAAGAAAATATAACTTAGGTAGCAAATCCGACATGAGACGTTTTGAACGCGAATTAAAGAAATCCGTTATGGATCAGGCAAAAACATCCATCATGCGCGGAACTCATAAAGTTACTTGTCCGCATTGTGGTCATAATTTAAATGCTCATATTGGATCAAACACATGTCCACATTGCAAACAGCTCATCCATTTAAATCTCGATATTTAGATTTATTTTCTCGGAAGTCAATTCTCCGATCAATGAATTGACTTCCTTCAATAGATTACTGATACGTTCCAGTTTCTCCATTGCACTATCAATTTCAGAGTCATTCACCTTAATTTTAAGATTAACTGTATTATCCATGTCTTCCTCCTTTACAATTTCTTTGGTTTGATAAACTTGTCTGTATTCACTTCAAGGGCTCCGCAGATCAGCTCATATTCTTCAAAAGTAAACCGTCTCTTGCCATTCAGCGAACTACAGATCTTATGTTTCGGTATCCCTGTTTTTTGTGATAAAAAAATCTGTTTGATACCTCTTTCTGTCAGGTAATCATTGATTGCTCTTCCGAGCCATTCATCTGCCATAAATTCCTCCTACTCCAAGAAATACTCAACACTTACACCGAAGTAATCTGCTACGCAACAGATTCTAGGTAAGCCAGATCCTTCACGGTTTCCAGTCTCTTCTTACAATCCTGATAAATCTCCTTGTAATGTTTTCCAGTCAGTATTCCAGTGTCGATCACATGGAGAATGATGTTTTCCATCAGTGAAAGATTATTCAGTTGCATCACTGTTGCTTCATCACGTTTTCCAATTCCAGCCATCTTATTTGCAAGTTTTGAATAGGTCATGTAAAGCATCTCTGCGTGTGTACTCCCCTGGCCCTTTGCATATCCCACTAACTTCTGAATGGTGTCTGTCTCTGCCCTTCTGGTCAGTTTTCCGGCTTTTCTTGTTTCTACCCATGTCTGAGTTGTCTTTTCTTTGATGAACGCTTCCATCTGATTAAATGCTTTGATGTACTGCAATTTCCATTCAAGAGCTTTCTTACCAGTGAACCCCATTGACAGAAGGGAAAAGCCATCGCGGTTCATATAAAACTTCCTGTATGACTGACCATTGTCTGCTTTGTAATGTGATTGCCTGAACATATTTTGCACTGCTGAATTTTCAGCAATGAGATTATCTATATTTTGCAACACGTTTCTGTGTTCTTTATGAAACTTCTCAGCCACCTGTAAGCTGTCACACACTGCTTCATCATTTTTTAAATATACGAGTTCTGTCATTATTCCTCCTCCAAAGTATCTTTAAAAGTTACTCTTTGGCAAAAAAAATTGAAACCGGGTCTTCGATATGAAGTCTGTCTATCATAATTTGTATTTCATTACTTCCAAAAACTCCGTTTTTCATTTTTTCATAAAACGTTTTTGGCGTAATTCCAATCATTCCAGCCACATCCGACTGAGAATATCCATTCTTAGCAATTACGCCTCTTAACTCATTTGTTTTTATCACCGTATCACCTCCGTATCTTTTTAAGTTACCCTTAGTATATCACATATTTGTAACTTGTCAAGATATTTTTTATTGATTTTATTACATTTTTGTGTTATCATTAAGTTACTTCATAAGAAAGGAGCAATTGATGTGACGGTTGGAGAAAGAATTAAAGAGATTAGAATGAAACTCGGAATGAGTCAAGTTGATTTTGCTGACAAAATAAATGTATCAAAGCAAACATTGTATAAATATGAAAACAATATTATAACCAATATACCATCAGACAAGATAGAAGCTGCTGCTGATTTGGGAAATGTTTCTCCATCTTATATAATGGGATGGGATAAAAACAAAGCTACAGTAAATTTATTTACGGGAAATGGAACAATCGAATATATTTCAAAATCAGAAAAGGCTTTATTGGAGTTATATAACTTGTTAAATGATTTCGGGAAAAAAGAAGCTTACAAACGTTTAGAGGAATTAACTCTGATTGATCGTTACTCTATGTCAAGTAACCATCTAGAAGTATTAGCAGCTCATGAGCGCACCGATATTAAAGTAACAGATGAAATGAGAAAACACGATAAAGACATCATGATGGATGACTCTGAATGGGAGTGATACAATGACAGTTTATGAAGAACTTTTGGAAGAGGCGAATAGTAGCGGGCTGATTGTCCGCGAAAAGACTCTTTCCGGCAGTGATGGTTTAATATACAGAAATAGAATTGCGATATCCAACAGGTTGAAAACATCCGCAGAAAAGGCTTGCGTCTTAGCTGAAGAAATCGGACATCACCATACTGCTGTCGGTGATATCTTTGATCTACAAGATATTGAAAATATGAAGCAAGAACAAAAAGGAAGATTGCACGGGTATAACCGGATGATTGGATTGCGAGGCATCATATCAGCTTTTAATGCCGGATGCCAAAATAGATATGAGGTTGCAGAACATCTACATGTCACGGAAGAATATCTGCAAGAAGCTATTGACTGCTATAAAGGAAAATATGGTGAGTATATTGCTGTAGATAATTATGTTATCTATTTTATTCCTAATTTAGCGGTCATGGAAATGATATGAGCGTAGATGCGTTTATATATAGTGGTGTGAGGTACGGGTAAGTTAAAGGAGAAAAGTAACTATGGGATTAAAAGATGTTTTTAATATCGGGAAAACAGCAAAGGAAAATGCTGGATTAAAAGAACTAATGTCTCCAGAATTTCAAAATGCGTCAGTCCTGAATTCAAAAGTTGCCGAGTTAGAGGCTAAAAAAGAGCGACTTGAAAAGGAAATCGACAAACGCACTTCTAAAATTGACACTTTGAAGAAGGAGGCGATATTTTTTGAAGATGCAATCACATTTCAGGAATTTGGTCTATATACGCCACGATATAATTTTGTTACGTCAGAAGAGTATAAAGAAGAATTAGATAACATTCGTGATGCACAGAAAAAATTGATAAAAAGTGATAAAGCTATTATCGGAGCTACAACTTGGACGGTAAATGGAAGTAAAAGCAAAGGCAATAAAATGATTGCAGATATGAAAAAATTGTTTTTGAGAGCGTTCAATAGCGATTGTGAAGATGTAATAAGCAAAGTGAAGTACAATAATTTTGATATGTCCCTTAAAAAGATTCATCAATCCGCAAACTCTATTGAAAGACTTGGTAAATCCATGTCCTTAAAGATTACCCCAAAATATATAGACTGGAAAGAAGAAGAACTTACATTAGCCTTTGAGTATCAGCAAAAGAAGCAGGAAGAGAAAGAAGCTCAAAAAGCTGCAAGAGCAGAGATGCGCGAAGCCGCACGACTCCAAAAAGAAATTGAAGCTCAACGTAAGAAGATAGAAAAAGAACAAACTCACTACCAGACAGCTTACGAAAAACTTCTCAAGCAATTAGAAGAAAATCCAGATAATGCAGATCTGCTTACCAAAAAATCCGAATTGGAAAATCAGCTCAATGACATAGATAAGGCTATTAAAGATATCGACTACAGAGAAGCAAATCAGCGTGCTGGATATGTTTACATAATTTCAAATATTGGAGCCTTTGGAGAAAACGTTTATAAGATTGGGATGACCAGACGCTTGGATCCTCAGGATCGTGTTGATGAACTAGGTGATGCATCTGTTCCGTTTAATTTTGATGTACATGCCATGATCTTCTCTGATGATGCACCGGCATTAGAAGCAGCACTTCATAAAGCTTTTGAAGATCGTAAACTAAATATGGTCAACACAAGAAGAGAATTCTTCAACGTAACACTCGATGAGATAAAAGAAGTCGTAAAGAAAAACTTCGATAAGACTGTAGAGTTTATTGACGTACCAGATGCTGAACAATTTAGAGTAAGTCAGAAAATGAAGCGAAAACAATAATTTTTCAGAACACAAAAACCGCCCCTGCGCCAACAGAGACGGTCTACATATCCGAAGATATGCTATTGAAATCCACGAATATTGTATCATCTTCGGAAACAGCTTGCAATCCAGAACATTCGTTCATGTGCTGGCTGTTATTTTTGTACCTATTTTTACATAAATTAAATGAGGAGATGATCTACTATGAGCGTAAAGTATGCCTATGGTTACGTTCGCGTATCCACTGATAAGCAGGAAGAGCTTTCACCGGATTCTCAAGAAAAATTATTACGGGAATATGCTACTAAAAACAATATTGTCATTTTAAAAGTTTTCTTTGAATTAGGAATTTCCGGAAGAAAAGCAGACAAGCGTCCGGAGTTTCAGAAAATGATCGGTCTTGCGAAGTCTTCTGATCATCCGGTTGATGTGATTCTGGTTTGGAAATTCAGCAGATTCGCAAGAAATCAAGAAGAATCTATCGTATACAAATCCCTGCTGCGGAAGCAAAGCAACGTTGATGTTGTGAGTGTGTCAGAACCTTTGATAGATGGTCCATTCGGCTCTTTAATCGAGAGAATCATTGAATGGATGGATGAATACTACTCTATCCGGCTTTCTGGCGAAGTCCTAAGAGGGATGAAAGAAAAGGCTACAAAAAAAGGATACCAGATGTCCCCACCTTTTGGGTATCGCGCTGTTGGAAACGGAGATCCTTATAAAATTGATCTGGATGAAATGAAGATTGTAGACTTTATCTGTGATGAATTTGATTACCGCAACTCAGATACCACAAAGATAACAAGAAAGCTAAACGATATGGGAGTCCGCACAAGACGAGGGAACCCTTTCGAATCCCGTAGCGTAGAAAGAATCTTGAAAAATCCATTCTATTATGGTCTTGTCGCGTGGAATGGAATAACATTCATGGGAACGCATGAAGTCCATTACTCAAAAGAACGCTTCGAAGCCCGCATAAAAAAGATACAGACTACATACAAGCCACTGAAGCGCCGTGATGTATCCTCATGTAAACATTGGTTATCAGGGATTTTAAAATGCGGATACTGCGGGGCCTCTCTCGCCTACAATGGTGCAAACAGGCACTCACCTGGTTTCCAGTGTTATAAGTACAGTAAAGGAATACATACCGAATCCTGTTCGATATCAGAGAAAAAAGTGATCGCTGCACTGGAAGAGTATTTTGAAAAACTTCTTTCCGGTATGGATTTTGAATACTCCTACCACTCTGCTGAGACCGGTGAGAAGATATCAGAACGTGAATCGCTCCTGGCTGAGCTTGATAAGATTTCCAACAGGGAGAAACGGATCCGTCTTGCCTATGAAAATGAGGTAGATACGTTGGAAGAATATAAACGGAACAAAGAGCGTCTGCAAAAAGACAGGGAAGATATTTTGATGCAACTGGAAAATCTCAATAAGAATAATGAAGATACGAAAACAAAATCTGACGTGCTCAAGAACGTGCAAACTGTATATGATGTGATTAAAAATGATGCGATCGACTATGGTACCAAAGGCATTTTTATGAGAAGTTTGGTGGAAGATATCGTTTATGACAAGAAAAACAGCAAGCTGATATTCCATCTTTATATCTCGTAA